ATGCTCCGAATAGAATGTTTCGATGTCGAAGTACTTCCTAATTTCTTTTCTATTACTTTTGTTGATTTGGCTGACTATCTTAAAGCTTTTGAAGATTGTGTTAATGATAAAGGAAAGAAAATTCCTCTTATTCAGAAACTAAGTGTTAGAGCTATTAAAGATAGACTTAGTAGAATTAAAAACAAAAAGTTTTACATTACTGCTACTGATGACAGTCAACTATTTACTATGGTTGATTATATTTATAAATTTGCTATTGACAGTAATGGTATTCCTGCTCGTACAGACTTATATGGATATAATAGTAAAAGTTATGACAATCTTATGATTGCTGCTTTTCTTATGTATTTTAATCAGTTTGATACTACCAAAGAACTTATAACTAAACTTTATCAAACAAGTAAACGTATTATTGAACTTCAGAATGATAAGGAAGCTGGTAAAAATGATTTCTTTCTTCGTAGTCTTAATAAGTTTAAACTTCCTTTTGTTGGAGTTGATGTTATGAAAATCTTTGCTCTTAACAAAGCTGGTTCATATAACGATAGTCAAACAGGAGAAAAGAAATATATTCCTAAAGGTCTTAAACAAACTTCTATTAATCTTCAATGGTATGAACTTCTTGAATATGAACTTCCGCCTATAAACGAGAAAGAAGCAGAGTATTATCGTAAAGATGTAAAGTATAAAGGATATAGTCTTGAAGAACTTAATAACACTATTGATAAGTGGGATAGGTATATTCTTGATGAATATATTCCTGATATGCTTCATTACAATCTTAACGATGTTTTTATTGTTGCCGAAATAGTTCGTCTTAAACCTGACGAAATTAAATCTCGTTATGCTGTTAGTGCAAGTTACGAAGTGAATGTACTTAACAGTAGTCGTAGTAATATGGCTGATGTTCTTTTTCAGAAATTCTATACTAAATTTAGTGGTATTCCTTACGACCGTTGGAAAGACGGAAGAACCGAACGTAAAGCCATGAGTATTGGTAAGATTATTTTTGATTGTGTTAGATTTAAAAATCCTCAACTTCAAGAATTACTTGCTAAACTTAGAAAGACTGTTGTTTATCGAGTTAATAAAGATTCTCTTCAAGAAGAGATTGTTATTGGTAAAACGGTTTATAATTTGGCTACGGGTGGTCTTCATAGCAAAGATATTCCTATGGAAATATGGAGTACTACTGAATGGAATGGAGTTTATCGTTCCTCTACGGGGGAGATAATTGGTAAGCCCGTAGATTCACGTCTTTATACAATTCTTCATTTCGATATTGCTTCATATTATCCTTCAATCATGGCTTATTATGGAGTTGCTCCAGCTCACATGGTTAAGAGTGCTTTTCGTAATCTTATTCAATGGATGAAAGATACTCGTGTTACAGTTAAACATTCTGATGAAGCTATTGTAGACGGTATTCCTCGTGATGTTCTTGCGCTTGTTCTTAAGATAGTTATTAATTCTATTTATGGTAAATTTGGTTTTGAAAACGGGCCTCTATATGACCGTCTTGCAACTCTTCAAGTTACTATAAATGGGCAATTAATGATGCTTATGCTTTGTGAAGAACTTGAAGCTAACGGTATTCGTATTATTTCTGCTAATACTGATGGTATTATGGTTAAGGTTTATGAAGACCAAATAGAAACTTTTAATGCTATTTCTAAAGATTGGCAAAAAAGAACTGGTATGAGCGCTGATAGTGATGTTCTTCATTGTCTTATAGCTCGTGATGTGAATAATTATATTGCTCAATTCCGAGTTAAAGATAAGAAAACTGGCGAACTTAAACTCGAAGATGAACTTAAAGGAACGTTTAATCCTCTCATGTATCTTAATGACCTTCAAAAAGGTTATAGTATGCCTATTGTTAGTAAAGCTGTTTATGATTATTTTATTAATCATATTCCTGTTATGGATACACTTAAAGCTGCAACTAATATTCTTGATTTCTGTATGACGCAGAATGTCGGGAAAAATTTCCATATTATACAAAGAAGAGTTGTTAATAATGAGGTTGTTGATGAAGTTTATCAAAGATATGTTCGTTTTTATGTAGCTAATAACGGATATGTTCTTATGAAAGTTCATAACATTAGTGGACAAAAGGAACGATTTGCTGCTGGTACTGTTGTTCAAATATGCAATTCTCTTGATGATACTCCTATCGAACTTAGAAATATTGATTATGGATATTATTATAGAGAATGTATGAAGATAATAGAGCCTGTTAAACTTGGTATCTCGCCGAAAGGAAAAGGAAAAACAAGAGTTAAGAAATATGCTGGTATGTATAATAAATTGTTTGACGATGATGAAACCGATTAAAATTGGAGATAAAAATTTTATTTTTAAACTTCGTAAAGTTAGTAAAGTTAGAAATAAAAATATTGATAGTCTTCCCGGAGAAATTTGGAAAGATACCTATTATTACGGTTATCAAGTAAGCAATAAAGGTAGAGTCAAATCTACTTTTAAGAATATTATTAAAAGTCAACAAATTATTAACTCTGGTTATTATACTGTAACTTTTAGTGTTAATGGTAAAAGTAAAGGTCTTCTTGTTCACAGACTTGTTGCCAAAGCTTTTATTGATAATCCTAATAATCTTCCTGAAATTAATCATATTGATGAAAATAAACTTAATAATGCTGTTGAAAATCTTGAATGGGTTACTGGTGTAGAAAATAAACTTCGTAGTAATGTTTTTAGAAAAGGAGCTGATGCAGTATCTGTTCCAGTTATTGCTATAAATAAGTTTAATGAAAATAGCATTATGCACTTTAATTCAATTGATGAAGCAGCAAGAGCATTTGGTGTTTGGAGTAATTCTATTAAGGTAGTTCTTGATAAACCTAATAGATTTTGTCGTCATTATAAATTTATTAGAAATGAAAATCCCAAATAACTATTATGAAATTGCTACTCGTTGGGTTAGTGAATTTAATGCCAATGGAACTTATATTTATACTCTTGACGAGGACATAACTCTTCTTTGTCTTGAAATTTGTCAAAGGAGTATTGCTAAAAATCCTGCTACTAAAATTATTATTGTTGTTGATTGTTATGCTACTCGTTCTGCGGTAGTTAATACTCTTAATAAGAATAATATTCCTACTACTAATTATACTGCTTTAAGTGTCGATTATATTCGACATGATGTTAACTATCGTTACAATATTGCTATTTATATAAATCTTAAAACTGTTGCTGGTGTTCGTGCTGTTGCATCTCGAACAAAGTATGGTTTGTTTATTATGAATAACGCTATTGGTAATGATAAATATTCTGCTGCTGATAAAGCTGAAATTTATAAGCTTTTTCCGCCAATGAATAGTGCTAAGATTACAGACATTACATCTGTTATCTCCCCCGTAGAGGAACATCGTATCATGCTTGGTTTTACTAAAGCTGGTGATAAAGAGAAGTATGAGGAATATACTGATTATATTACTGGCTGTCTTAATATCTTTGGTAGTTTTGAAACTATGGAGTTCGCTCGTAATGGTAACAAATATACTGGAGAAAGTGCTGAACAAGTTCGTCTTGGTATTGCTGCTTATAATGGTTGGAGTGATAAACTCGACCCAAATAATCCTTTTGATAAAGAAGTTGATTCCTATTTTAATCCTACTTCTCTTGAAGAACGAGCTAATACAGCTTATAATATCATGCGAGAACGAAAGAATCTTCTTACCGATAATTATAGTAAATTTGATGCTATTTTAGATTTGCTTAATAATCAGCTTAAAGGTAAGAAAGTTCTTATTGTTTCTAAGCGTGGTGAATTTGCTGCTGCTATAACTGAATGTCTTCTTGAGAATGGTATTGCTTGTGGTGATTATCATGATGCTGCTGCTCCTAAAGCTATTATTGACGAAAGAACTGGAGATTATGTACGTTATAAATCTGGAAACAATAAAGGTGAAATTCGTCTTTATAAAGCTCAAGCTCTTTCTAATCTTAATGTCGAGCGTTTTAATCTTGACGCCAATTCGTGCGATTTAAGCGACTTTCAGAAGTCCACCTTATTATATGTATTGAGTATGAAAAATCGTTCCTATACTGGGCTGGAATGCAGCGTAGACGCCGTTATTTTCACCACCCCGTTCAACGATACTATTGACGAGTTTCGTTATCGTTATAATGGTATTCATTTTAATACAGATAAGGCTGTATTTTATAAGTTGTATCTTGCTGGCACGATTGAGGAGAAAGAACTAAACAAGGAGAAAAACAGCCCGATGCACGAAATTGTTAAAAATGATAATCAACAAAATTTTTTCGTTGCTGATGATTGTTAGTTTAAAGATAATATCTATCTTTGTCAATGTAATCAAGAACAAAAAGTTAGGTCTTTGAAATAATGGAGAATAAAGAAACGAATGAACGACAAGAAGTAGTTGCAGATGTTGTTCCTACTGCAACTAAAGATGAAAATCTTCCTGTTAATCATGCTCGTGGTTTTAGTTCTATTAATCTTTTTGATGCCAAGCAACAAGCTGCCGCTGAAATGCTTATCACTAAGATTATGAGAAGCGAAAAAGGTGGTGTTAAGTCTGTCAATGACGGTCTTGCTATCCTTATGCGGGCACAAGATTTAGGTCTTCCTTTTAGTACATGTATTGAACATATTCATGTTATTAATGGTAAGACTGGGACTGATATTCATATTATTAAAGCATTATTGTCAAGGGCAGGAGTAACTTGGGAACTTATCAAAGATTATACTCCTCAGTATGAATATACTGATGGCTTTAATGTTTATGCTGAAAATCTTCTTCCAGAGTTTTGTATTAAAGCTATAAATGCTGATGAAGCTACTAAGAAAGCAGAAGCTGATACTGAACATGTATATGTTTATCCCGTTAAGTGGTATCAAGATTTTAATGGGAATACTTATCGTGAATATCAGCTTACTGAACATCATCAAGTAGCTGTTAATCAGAAACATGCTAATAATATTATTGCTCAAAAGAAGATACCTATAACTCGTATTCCGGCTAAGCCTATTGACTTTGTTACGGAGTATGACCTTTGCCGTATCGTTAATGGTAAAGAAGTTCACGCTATTGGACATTTTTCTTATTTAGAAGCTCAAGCAGCAGGTATGTTCACGAAAGATACATATCAAAAATATGCTCGTATTCTTATTGGACATCGGGCTTTTACTTATGCAGCTCGTGATATTGCTTCGGATATTCTTTTCGGAGTTATGGAAACTTCTGAATTGAAGATTGTTAGTGGTCGTGAACTTAACGATGCGGATATTATCGACATTAGTGCTGAAAGTGTCGATTAATTTATTGATTACCTTTTCTTTTATTATATTGTTTAACATTTTAAAATTAAAGAACTTATGAAAACTTTTGCAAATGGTAAATTGAGTTTTGGTCTTGGTGCAGTTAACGTTGCTAAACGTGGTGTTGTTAGTGAACCTGAATTAGTTATCAATCCGACAGTTGGTGCATTCCGTATCACTCCGCCTGTATCTCGTGCTTTGGGTTTGGCTAACGGTGACTATGTAATGTTTATTTCTACTGTTGCCGAAGTTGACAAGGCTATTGCTGAACGTAATCCGGAACTTGTTGCTCTGTGTGCAGAAAACGGTATTGACATTAATACTCCTGAGGGCGTTGCCGCTATCCATGCTGAATTTGACGAATGGGGTATTGCTAAGGGTGTTCAGTTGTTTGACGCTAAGGGTAATCCTGTAATGTGTAAAGAACGCATGACTGCTGCCGACAAGCTGCTTTATGTTAAGAATAACTTTGCAGCTATCTTTGAAAGTGCTATTCAGAATGGCGACCCCGATTTTGCCGCTTCTCTGCAAGCCGATGTAATGACAGAAGAACAACAAATCGCAATGCTGGCTAAGACTATTGATGCCGATGAAGTTGAAAAGTATTCAGGTGCTAAATGTGCCAATTCTTCTAACTTGTCCGGTACTGGTGTAGCTCTGACTTTCTCTGATGCTGCTGTTTGGGCTACACTGAAAGCTGATTTGGGCGAGGCAGCTAAGACTGTTAATCGTACTTTCGAGGTAGATGTAACTGAACTTCGTACTGGTATCTATCATGACGGTTGCAAGAACGTTGAAGTTAAAGTCGCAATGCTTGGTAAATACAAAGACGAAACTCCGACCCGTGGTCGTAACGTAGACGCTTCTAAGAAAGAAGCTGCTGCCGACGAAACTGCTGCTGAATAATTCTCCGTTATTTAGATAACTGATATAAAAGGCGTACATGATACTATTGTTGATTGTACGCCTTTTTATTTGTCTTTATTTTATTAACCATTTAAACGTTTAAATTATGCCAACTACAAGAGTGGCTGCTAATGCGCAAGCAGCCGAAGTAGAAAATGTTGCTGCTGGTGCAGCTGTTGAAGAAACTAAAGTAGAGAATCAATCAACTGCTGAAGCTCCTAAGAAACGCCGTCGTGGTCTTTCCGAAAGTCGTGGTACTGCTCGTCTTAAATTTGACGAACGTGACATTGACCAAGCTACTCATCTTTTCAAAGGTCATCTTGAAACTGTTGAACTTGGTTGGGCTACCGAGAAAGAAGATAGCGGTCGTGCTTCCTTTGCAGGTCTTTCTGTTCCAAGTTTGGTATTTACTTTCGCAAGTAATGCTAAAGATGTAATTGCTCGTAAGTATGTTACTCTTCGTTTCTCTCCTGTTGAAAGTAATGCTCTTACTATTCCTGGCGCCGCTGATGAATGGAAAGTCAATCAAGTCTTTGATTATCTGAAACACATTCTGAACGTGTTCGTTCTCAAAGGCAAACCTATGCCGGAAGAAATGGCTGATGCTCTCGAACTTCCTTACGAAGACTTTAACGAGCAAATGGAATATGTTCCTGTTGAACCTGAAGAAGTTCTGGCTGGTTGGAGAGTTCTGTTTGAGAACTTCATTGCTATTATGGAAAACAATGGCAAACCTGTTTACAAAACTGCCGCTGGTTCTTATATTCCTCTTTGGATGAAGCTGCTTCGCTTTACTAAAGTTAAGAATGCTTGGAAGCCTATTGTAAGTGGTAACGGTGCTGGTGATTTCGGTTTCAATGGCTTTGTTGGCGAAGGTGTTATTGAAATCTTCGACCAAACTAAAGCTCCAGTTCTCCATGTTGACCCGACTAAAGAAAGCTTGATTTATCGTGAAACTGCTAAAGCTCCGATTGCTCCTGCGATTCCAGGCGCTCCTGCTGCTGGTGGTGTTTACAATCCGCAAGTACCTGCCGGTGCTCCAGTAGGCGGTTATGGTGCAGCTCCTATGCCTGCTTCTCCTGCCGCTGCTACTAATCCTGCTGATGATTTGCCGTTCTAAGTTGCTATTATTGGCGAAAAATAAGTAGTAAATAAATTTGGCTGTAAGGCTGTGAATTGCTATATTGGCGGTTCACAGCCTTTTTATTTTACTACTATCGACAATGACAATATGAGAAGAACTATTAATAATGGTACGCTTACTAAAGACTTTATATTTTCCAAAGTTAGTCAAGTTACAATTTTTTCCGTATATTCAGGTGTAAGTGATTATGTTATCCAGCACTGTATTGATACTGGCAATCTTATTTCTAGTCCTTTTAGAGCTGATGAACATCCGAGTTTTGGTTTTCGTTATAACAATAAAGGTGTTCTTAAAGGTAGAGATTTTGCTGGTTATTTTTGGGGAGATTGTCTTGATGCCGCTGCGTATGTTCTGTCTGGTATTGTCAAACGAAACATAGACATTAATAACAAACCTGATTTTCTTTTCGTTCTCCGTCATATAGTTTATACTTTTCGTGATATTATCTACGGTAAAGAAAAAGATGCCAACGTTGATGCACAAATAGCTGTTTCTCTTCAAGAAATTCGTAATCGTAAATCAGTTATAGAAATTGCTCCTCGTCCTTGGAATAAATTGGATAAAGCATATTGGGAACAGTTTGGTATTAGTCTTAATCATCTTAACACTCATTTCGTTTATCCTATTGAGCAATATTATATTAATCGTTATTCTAATCCTGAGCCTAAGTATTATTATGACAAGAAAGACCCTTGTTATGCTTATGTTCTTGGACAAGATAAACATGGTATATATAATGTTAAGCTTTATTTTCCTAAACGAAAGAAAGGTGATGTTAGATTTATTACTAATTGTAATCATATTGAAGGTGTACTTAATCTTGAACGTAATGATTATGATGTAGTTGTTATAACCAAATCCACTAAAGATAGACTTGCTATTGAGAACCATTTCTATGTTTCCAATCCTCTACGGGGGGTGGAAGCGGCTGACTTGAAGATTGGTGTTCTTAATCTTCCTCATGAAACTTATCGTCTTAAACAAAAAGAATATGATTTTATTAGAGAAAAGCTTATCGTTGGCGGTAGTATTATTTCTCTTATGGATAATGATATGACAGGTTATCGTGAAGCTATTTGGCTTCGTGATGCTTATGATATTACTCCAGTTCTTATTCCTAAAGAATATGACGTTAAAGATTTTAGTGAATTGAAGAAAGAATATTCAAATGAAATAGTTAATCAGCTTATTGTTGATGTTTATAATTATCTAACTAATAATAGTGAAGACAATGGAGAAGACAGTGAACTTACTTGGAATACGGGAGAAAGCGATACTCTGCCGTATTAGGGACATGCACGAAAAGGTCGTGATGATGATTCCAATTACTAAAGAGCAAGAAGATACTCTTGAACATACTGAACGACTTAATCTTGGTGAGAAATTTAATAATCTTGAAGTTAGTCGTAAAAGTGTTATTTGCTATGGCGAAGTAGATATTGATAATCCTCAAGATGCTTATGCTATTAAGAAATTTGATTTGCTTGGACATGGAGAAAGTGATAACTTTGTTCATTCTAATTTTGATTATGAGAAAGGTTGTTTTACTACAATTGACGGTTATGCTAAAGGAGCGCCGACTTCTGATGCTATTCTTTGGTATCGTTACAATTATGTTCTTATTGGTAAGCCTAAACGTGTACTGATATTCAAGATAAACAAATCAGACTTATAGTTATGAGTATTAATTTTGAACCCGATGTTTATGATAAGAATTGGGCGAATTACGAAATACAAACTAAAGGTCATGTTCGTGCTCTTGATGATTTACTTCATAGTCTTGATTGTTCTCGTTATATTGAGGGAGTTGGTTATCCGATTAATGTAAATCATTACTCTTATGCTCGATATAGCTGGGAATATAATTATATTATAGAACATGGAATTGATAACGGAATACTATCTGATGAACAATGTCAAATATACCGAGAAAGATTTAATGCTCTTGATAAACAGAACGAAGCGTTCGCAATGACACATCCTGAAATCGGTAACTATAAGAAAAGTAAAGGTGCTAAAAGTAAAAAAGATAAAGCCGATGTTGTCGAACGTAAACCTCGCTCTCGAAGAATTGCTACAAAAGACATGTTTAGCGGAAAAGTTAGTACAGAAACTCTATCCGAAGACGGTAGCCTAAAGAAAACTGCTGCCGATAGACGATTAGATGCTCTTAATGCCCGTGCTGTTAAATTTAGTTTTGGTACATTTAAACCTAAGAATGAATGAAAATATGGTTGTATAGAAAGAATAATGCTGAACAGCCTTATCGCTGGAGTGCTGAACTTAATGCTAATAAAACTTATATAACTGTTCAGTATGGTATTGTTGGTAAAGCAACTTATACCGATAGTTATAAAGTTACTCAAAAAGATGCTGATAAAGAGCTTCTTTCTCGTTATAACGAAAAGAGGAAACAAGGTTATATAGATATTACCGAGATTAAAGATAACGCGCAGTTACCCCCCGTAGAGGATGAACAAGCTCGTTATGCTTATCTTGCTGCTTATCTTCCCTCTTATCGTAATAATCAGAATAATGGAAATATTCTTCCTATGCTTGCTAAGACTTATACTGGCAATGTTTGGAAGAAGACTTCTTGTATGCTTGGTCAATGGAAGATTAATGGTCTTCGTTGTTTTATTACTGCTTATAAAGAAGATACTATTTTTAATCCTGTTAGACTTAAATTTCAAAGTAGAGAGGGTATTGTTTGGAATACTTTAACTACTCTTGAAGATTATTTGTTTGATTCTTTGCCTGCTAATATAATTCAAGCTATGCTTGATTATGGTTGGGCGCTTGATGGAGAGATTTATCTTCCTGGTTATAGTGTTAATGAGATTAATCATTTCGTTAAAGACCCCAATGATGCTCATAATAAGCTTCTTCAATTTTGGTGTTATGACATTGCTATTCCAGAAATGGTTCAACATAAACGAGATAGAATACGTTTTGATATAAAACCTCGTATCGTTTTTGATGATAAAGATAAACACCTTAATAATAAAGAACAGCTTATTATTCTTCCTACTTATGATATTTGTAATGACAATGATGCACATGCTTGGAGAGATAAATTTATTGATTTAGGTTTTGAGGGACTTATACTTCGTAATCCTGATGTTGATTATCAATATGGTCGTCGTCGTGTTGGTTATATGGAAAAATTTAAAGCTAAGACTGACGGTAAGTTTGTAATTGTTGATATTCAACCTGAACGTAAACGCAATCTTCCTATTATTACTTGTCGTAATGATATTAACGATTCTACTTTTGAAACTCGTTTTAGTCTTCCCCATGATAAACAAGAATATATTCTTAATCATAAAGAAGATTATATTGGTAAGTCTGTGTTTATTTCTTATGGCGAACGAAGTGGTGTTGAGAAAGTTCCTTTTCACATTAAAGAAGTTAGTTTAATTAATGCCGAAGTTTAATTTTAGTAAAGTTATAAAGCCGATAGAAAAGACAGAAAATGTTCCTCAACAAGATAATAATAAAGTTAATAGTATTCTTTACGATTATCATGTTATTACTTCTAAGAAAGTAGATAAGACTAAAAGTTATTATGATGCTTTCTTTAAATCTCTTATTCTGTTTACTGATTTTGAAGCTAAATCTTATAATATTCTTCAACGTTGGGATGCTGATACTAAAGCTACACAATTCTTTGTAGCTCTTTATGCGGATGAAATTGAAGACGCTGTTAAAATCAAGCGAGATTATACCGGTGGATATAAGATTTATACTTATAATATTATCCCTTCTGTTAATAAGAATTATAATGTAAATTGTATTCTTGTTGAAGAAAGAGATAATCCTAAAGCTGTTATTTATCGTATTAGATAAGCTAATATTAAGGCTGGTAATGACAATGAACTTGTTGTTGCCAGCCTTTTTGTTTGCTATATATCTGCTTTCAACCAAACTAAAACGACATAAAACACAGCCGTAGACCTACTTCTTTTTGGCTACATTTAATTATCTATACTAAGATGATTAATCGTATTGCTTTCAAGAAACGTCCAACAGCGAGCCTTAAAATGCGTCATTTGGAAAATGAAAAAAAAATAATAGTTTTTTCTTCGTTTAAGTATTATTCGTATATTTGCTGCAAATATTAATGATATGATAAATTTTAGTAAACATAATCTTATTGGTTTTGCTGGAACTATTGGTTCTGGTAAAGATACTGCTGCTGAAATTCTTAATTACCAACGTCTACAAGGTACTTATGCTACTTATAAGGCTTGGAAAGAATTACATGATACTAATTATCGTCCTGCTGATTTTCCTGTTGTTCATTTTAGTGATGCTAATAAAGAAGTTATTTCTATTGTTTTTAATATTCCTTTGGAAGACTTAAATAATAGAGATAAGAAAGATAATGGTGTTTATTGTTTTGATACAAGAAAAATCATTGATTTTAATATTGCTGTTAGAAAAGGTTATAATATTATTGATTTTGATAATTTTGTTGCTTATGGTATTCCTCTAAATACTACTCGTGTTTGTGTCAAAGTTCGTCATTTAATGCAAGCTATTGGAACAAATCTGTTTCGTAATAATCTTAGTCAAAACATTTGGGTTGATAATACCATGTTTCGTGCTAATGCTTGCATTAATCGTAATGGACTTTGCTTTATTCCTGATGTTCGTTTTCAAAACGAAGTTAATGCTATTTTAAATAAAGGTGGAGTTGTTTATCGTATTAATAGATTTGAACCTAAAGATGATAAATCTGTTCACGAAAGCGAAAGAATTGATACTCTTGAAGGTTGTATTGATATTGATAATAAAACTACTCTTCTTTCTCTTTATTACAAAATGTATGATGTTATGCGAAAGCAATTGATTTAACCATCCTCTACGGGGGAGATACATAGATATAATTATGAATATTATTAAACCCGCTGTTGAGCTTTGGCAACAAGATGCTGATTGGATTCATCATGTTGCTAAATGTGCTCGAATTTGTTATGCTTCTGACGGAAGTAATGACGTAAAGCTTGTTGACAATTTGTTAAAGCTTGGACATCTTAGTATGTTTAGACATCGTTCTATTTATTATATTATTCCTAAAGATAGTAAATATATAGAACTTGTTACAAGACTTGAATTTTCTCCTTATGTTGAATATCTTATTGGTAGTAGAGCTATTTATTTAGCCATCAATGGTCATTTTTATATTGAACATAAAGATAATATTCTTAAATTGCTCGACTTGTTTATTGTTACTGCTGAAGAATTTAGTAATTGGGAGCTTGGTTGGCGACTTATGAGATATACTTTTAAAGTTACTACTCAGATTAGTACTTCTCGCGAACTTAATCGTGTTAGTCCTAATAATATTGCTGAACAATCTACTCGTTATGTTTATGAAAATGGTACTATTTGTAAACCTCATTGGATTAGTGATGAAGAAGCTGATATGTTTAATAAAGATAACGATGTTGATTTAGACGAAGCTATAAATGTTTATCTTCGAGGTTGTAAAAAAGATTTTGAAGATTATAAACTTCTTATAGACAAATATAAATTAAATCGTCAAGATGCTCGTGGTAAGCTTCCTATTGATACTGCTACCGTTTGCGCTTATACGTATTCTGTTTCTCAATGGCGTGATATTATTGATTTACGTTATCATGGTAAGACTGGCGCTCCTCATCCAAATGCAAAGATTGTTGCTGGTATGATACGTGAAGAACTTATTAAATTTGGATATGATTTTTAACTAATTAATTGATACAACTATGAATATTTTTAGTAGACTTTTTGGACTTGGTAAGAAAGATAAAAGAAATTATGAGGATAAAACTCCTTATAAAATTCAAGTTATGAGAAATGCTCTTGTTAGACGTGAAGTTGAATTTGGTAATCATGTTTATTCTGTTCATGTACCTGCTCGTCTTGTTAAAAACTATCAAGCCGCTCTTGTAAAGAAAGCAAAGAAAGCTGTTCTTACTCCTCTTGAAAAGACTTATCTTACTGGTTATCTTAATCCTGCTTATCATTATGCCACAGAGCCTCGCAAATGCAAATAAACCTATTGAGATTGTTCAATTTGGTGTTAATTGGTGGGGATATAAAGTTTATGTGGCTAAAAGCGGTCTTAAACTTGTTGACAACGGTGATGGGTTACATACTCTTAGCGACAATGACGATATAGATAGCGACCCTTATGCTCGTGTTAAAGCTGATAGATTTAAAATTGTAGATAAATTTAGTGATTAAAATATGAATAAATCTCTTTATCAAATAGATGCCGAACTACAACGTATTGTTGATGAAATTATTGATGCTGGCGGTGAAATTACTCCTGAGCTTGAGGAACAGCTTGCAATTACTCAAGATAACCTTAATGAAAAACTGGATAATTATCGTAAACTCTTTACAATGATTGAAAGTCGTGCGCTTGCTTGTAAGACTGAGAAGCAACGTATTGAAGTTCTTCAGAAATCTCGTGAGCGTGCCGCTAAGAAGATTAAAGATGCTATGCTTGAAGCTGTACTTAAATGGGGTAATTCTAATAAGAGTGGCAATAAGGTTATTGAGTTAGATGATGCTAAACTTATGACTCGTGCTACTACTGTTTGTGAAACCAATACCCCTTTAGTACTTAGTTTGATTGATGCTGTTCTTGAACGTTATCGTGAACTTTGGAATGTTGATATGCTTCAACCAGATGCCGATGAAGCTAATAATATTGATCCCGAAGGTTTTGTTCAAACTGTAAATGCTAATTTTGCTGCTGAAAATCCTGATGCTGCTGAAACTATTGAAGAAAGAAATGATTCTTTATTTACTGTTGCAGACCTTGAAGCTACTAAAGTTAAATTTGAAATTGAACTTAATCTTCTTGACCTTTGCAAGAAAGTAAATTGGGACGTTCTTAATATGTTCTTTAATCATGAACATGAAGCGAATCGTGTTGCTGCTTCTTCTACTTCTGATTATAAGCAATATATTACTTCTCGTGAAACCGCTCTTACTGTTGCTGAACTTTGTCAAAGTCAATCTTTAACTATTAAATGATAAAGTTATGTTTGATGTTATAGATAAACTTGAAGAACTTATCAAGTATATTCGTGATACTCGTGGTATTAATAACCGTGACCGTATTATTGATATTATAGAAGACTTGTTAAAAGAAATCTGATTATGGCTTATAGTATTAAAGGACTTCCTTGGCAATATAAAGGTAGTAAAGATGTTACTCGATGCAGAACTTCTGCCGAAGTAATTGAAGCTGCTCAGCTTAATTGGGAAGTAAAGAAAGCAGAGATGGTGGCGAAGATGCCACTATCTCTCGATATGGACAAAAATCTTGATGATTTAACCGAAGCTAAAAAACGAGATAATGATGCTCATATTCTTGGTAAGAATATTTATGCTCGTTGTGATAACCAATATTGTACTTACAGAGATGACTATAAAGTTCCTCTTGGTATGGTAAAAGGTAAATATACTATTGTTCAAAATAGTGCTGCTTTTAAATTCTTCGATACTGTTATTGGTGAAAATTCCGCTATTTGGCAAACTGCTGGTTTCTTTGGTAATGGCGAACGTATTTTCGTTAGTGCTAAACTTCCTGACAATATTCTTGTTCACGGCGACCCTGTTGAAAACTATTTAGTATTTACTAATAGTCACGACGGTAGTAGCGGTGTTCGTGTTCTGTTTACTCCTATTAGAGTTATTTGTCAAAATACTCTTAATGCTGCTATTAGAACTTCTACTAATAGTTTTAGTATTCGTCATACTGAAAGTGTTCATAAGAATATTGAAATAGCACACGAAATTCTTGGTATTACTAAGAAACGTATTAAAGATACTGAATGGGCTTATAACGTTCTTGCTGATATTAAACTTACTGATGAAGATGTTATGGAATATATTTGTAAGAGTAACCTTACAGAAACTGAACTTGAAGCTTTAAATACTACAAAACATACTTTTAAAGAAGTTGTATATCGTAATGCTCTTGCTGTTAATGATGCTGGTATAAGTACACGTAAACTTAATGTTATTAGTGATACTTATGAATACTATCATGGCGGTATTGGACAAAAAGAAATTGCTGGTACTGCTTGGGGCGCTTTTAATGCTATTAGCGGTTACTATTCTAACGTTGATACTTCTGCCGAGGGAACTAAACGTATGGATAGTCTTTTGTTTAATGACAAAGCTAAGAAACTTGAACGTGCTCTTAATTTTGATTTTGCAGAGATGTTATCTTAATTATTAATTTAAAAACAATTTTATTAAAATGGGAAATTTAGCTCTTGCCATAGCAAATGCAATTTATGATTTTAAATATAATACAAATGACTTTGACTTACTTTATAAACAGCTCGAACGTGATATTAATCATATAGAGGTTAAAGTTTATCGTGAAGATAAATCTATTCCTCTTCCTGCTTATGGTAAAGATGGCGATGCTTGTATGGATGTTGTTGCTAAGAGTATTGAATATGATTTAGTTAAAGACCGTTGGGTTGTTCATACTGGTCTTCATTTCGAGCTTCCTAAACATTATGAAATGGAACTTCGTCCTCGTAGCAGTAATACTAAATATGATGTTTATATTCCTAACGCGCCTGGTACTCTTGATGCCGGTTATCGTGGAGAATTACTTGTTATCTTTAAACGTAGAGATGCTGTTGTTGTTCAAGAGGGAGATATTATTGATGATATATTCCCTTATAATCCCGGAGATAGAATTTGCCAACTCCTTGTTCGTCGTCGTGAAGAAATTCATTGGCATGAAGTTGATAATCTTGAAGATTTAGGTACTTCTGAACGCGGTGCTGGTGGATTTGGCTCCACAGGCAAATAAAGCTATGAAAACAATTCAATTTGTTAAAGCTAATGATTGTCTTGCTTGTGACTTAGTTGATAGTATTATTTTTGATAATGTATTTGAAGGTAATGTTCCTGTTGATATAGATATTCAAAAAGATACTTTTAATGATGCTCAAACAAGAGTTAGTATGTTTCATACTACTGCTGTTCCTCTTCTTATTTTTCGTGTAGACGATAAAGAAGTTGCTCGTATTACAGGTTCTATGCCTGCTGATTTTTATAAAATTGTTATTGATAAATTTATCGAATTATGACGGTTGTTGAACTTATTCGACTTCTTCAAGAATGTAGTCCTGAAAAAGAAGTTACTATATATGATTATGGTTACGGAGATTGGTATTCTGTTGTTCGTGTTGAAGAAGACGATAATGATGTTAAATTAAATTTTGAATAAGTTATTAAAGTTATGAAAGTAAAAGAACTTATTGATAAACTTAAAGATTATCCCGAAGATACGGAAGTTATCGTTCTTGATATTGCTTGGGGCGATAATATGGATATTATTGCTGTTCAAAACAGTGATGATTATGAAAATGTTGTTGTAATAGCAGCCAAATCATAAAAGAAAAATTTTATATGTTATACATGGCAAGATTGGTACAAATGCCAATCTTGCCAATCTTGACAATACAGCCGATACAACCCCCCGTAAAGGATGAACAATGAGATAATTGTCCAGATTCTTGCTCCTCTACGGGGTGTTGCATTTGCTAATTTAGATTTGTTAGATGTGGCTGTTATTGCTTGTGAAAGTAGTAGCAGCCTTTTTAATTCGATTATTAATTTTAAACTTTATAATATGGCACTTGAATTAAGAGTTTTTGATTTTAAAGCTAAAGACGATAATGGTAATGAAATTACTCGTTATGCTGTCCAGCACATGACTGACCGTGGTTTTCGTACTCTTGTTATTAAGATTAACGCAGAGTTTAATAATCTTATTTTTGATAAGAAAACTGATGCTACTAATATGTTGAAACTATTAAAGAAATTATAGCTATGTTACTTAATTTTGGTATTCTTTTAGTTGCTCTTATTATTTATCTTGTTTGTAATCCTGGTTCTGTTAGTGCGTTTATCGAAAATGGAGCTAATGGAGTTAAAGAATATAATGAGCAAAAACGTGAAGATAAAATTCGTGAAGCTGTTCGAGATAAACGTAAAGAACTTATTGCCAAAGGCTATTCCGAAAATGAATGCAAAACTATTTTGTTTCATTATGATGATTGGCTTAGGCAAAATGGTCTTGGTGCTAAATCCCAATTTAGATATTAGTTAGAATAACAATAATCTCCCCGTAGAGGATAGACATGGCTGTTAATGCTGTGTTTACATCCTCTACGGGGGAGTTAATTTTTATATAGTTGCTGCCCGTATTTTTTATATTGTTATTGCTGCTATTAATGCTTCCCAGTAACGACTTATTTTAAGGCTCGTACAGCCACTTTCATACAAAAGCAATACAAATTATCACAACCAACAAGAAAATGCGAAATTCGCAAAGGAAACCGCCAAATACGGCACGTATGGATACAATAAACCCCGGCTTACCACAGTGGTAGGTCGGGGCTTTCTTTTTTATCAGCAAGTTAATCAAGAATAACTCTACCTTTATTATCAAGTTTACAACCGTTAGGAAACATATCTTCTTGCATAGTAACAAATTCATCATAATTCCCACGATAAATAAAATTATGATTAACAACATAAATTCCTTTCTTAGTTGTACGAGCAAGAAGAGCAAGTGTATCTCCTGTACACGGTTTATTGCATTCAGGACGAATAACAGCGTCTATTGCATTGTAAAAGGATTGTCTTGCACAATTAGCAAATGCACAAAATTCACTTTCTTGTATTTCAATAATATTGGTATTCATTTTTAAATGGCGAATAATATAAGCAACAAGATAAGCAGACATAATACATTTACTATACCACATTGGAGCAACAACTCCGAAATTTTGAAGAACAATACAAAAATTACCAACTTTAATATTCTTTGTAGTAGAATGAAACTCTTGTTCTTTATTATCTTTAAGAGTAAGAATAATTTGTTTTTCAACTTCTTCAAAATCAAGACTAAAAGGAGTTGGGACAACTTTCGCGGCTTTTTCTTCAAGTTTAGCTGCATATTTCTTTGCAAAATTTTTAGCAGCTTTAGATGCAAAATTAAGTGTAGGCATAACTTTAATAAGATTAATAATATTACAAATATAACAATTTTGTACACGATGGTAGACATTGTGCGTTAAAATTTTAGTTAAATGTACATCACCGTGTACATTAATTTTGGCTAACTACTTGATTTACAAGAACAAAAAATGTTAACCTATTATTATATATAATAGCAATAATAAAAACTGGAGTAATTTAATACTCCAGTTTCTTTAATAGCTTATGGTCTGGCGTCTTAATCTCTAAGTTGTTCACCAAGAGCTTTAGCATCAAATACACCAATCATATTTTGTCCAAGTTTATAGTAATTATTGTTATTAGGAAGTTCGATAAGACGATTAATACCACGAACAACAGGAATGTTACGAAGCATAAATACTTCAAGTTTAGTTCTATGAGCATATTGTCCAGACTTATATTCTTCAAGAAGTTCACCGTCGCCAATAGCATTTACCATAATAGAAGCAACTTTAAAAGCATCTTTAATTCCAGTAAATGAAGCGGACGGACTACTCCAAAGTTTATCACTTTCAGCAACAGCACCCCAAGGAGTAAATGCTTGAGCTTCGGAAGCAAGACGGTCTGCATTATACATAAGAAGATTATACCAAATAGCTTCTTCGTCATCATCATCACCACCAGCTAAAGCAGTCAAAGCAACAACGCCAGCAAAGGCAGCCATAGTCCAAAGAAAATCGGCATAAGTTCTACGTATATTAGCTTGTTCGTTTTCAGGAAGAAGCATATAATTAGTATGGAAATTAGCAGCGAAATTAACAAACGATTTAAGGAAGTTTTGTAGACCTATAAGAGCATTGGTTTTCTCACTATTCTTATTAGCTTCACGAGCTTCTTTGAAAGGAATAGCAAGAAAATCTGCAAGACTTTTATAAGCACCTTTCTGAATAGTATCAAGACTTTCATCGTAATAAGCATTCCAACGATAACGCTTTTTAAAACCGGGATATAGATGCTTATGGAATTGGGTAACCATACCACCCCACCAATTATTTTCAATCTTGGCAGCACCAATCTTATCATAAACACCATGAATAGTTTTATTCACATTAATTACTTTATTGACAAATCCAGCAAATTCATTATAGGTTAAAGCACTATCAGCTTTAATCTCAGCATAACCGTCACGTAATTCAAATTGAGAATAAATATTATCCCATTTATCAGCAAAGGCTTTATTATATTCAGCACGAACTTTCTTACGCTCTTTAATAAATTCACTTTGTTGAGCTTTACTAAGAGTCTTAACGAAATTAGTAACAAGATTAATCTTGAAAGTATTAGCTTTAAAACGTTCTTCTTCACTACTGCGAATACGTTCTTTAGCAGCATTATATTCTGAAATTTGTTCATCAGTAAGAACATTAAGAAGAGCACGTTCAAAACCTTCACGAGCATAAGCTTCTTTAGACATAATCTTCCATTCGCCGTCATTGGTCTGAACAAGTCTATGACTTTGCATCATGGCAAAAAGAACACTATTTTGCATGTGATGTTCACCAATAGATTGTGCAGCAAATAAAGAACCACGAAAACGTCTAAGAGCTTCACGAACACCTTCGGCACTTTCTATAAGATTAATTCTATCATAGTCGATAATATTGGCAACTTTAATAATACCGTCTTGTAAAGAAGTAGCTTTATCGCTATACATTCCAGCAAAATAACTAATAGTACCACCGAAATAAATAGCAGCACCTCTTGCATATTCGCCCTCATTAAAATATTCACGAGCAAGACGTTCCATACCAATGTTAGTATGACCAGTAAGAATATTGGCAATACCACCAGTAACGTTAGCTGTCATATATTTAGTACCGGCTATATTCTGCATAGTTCCAGCCAAACGAAGAAGAGTAGGATTACTACTATTTTTATATTGTTGGAAAACTCTACGACGAATATAATCTTTCAATTGAGAAATAGTATTACTATTACTAACTGTTTTATAAGTAATATGGTCTTCATCACTAAGGTCTTTATCAACAACAAGATTACGGCCAAAATTTTTAGTTTCATAGGATTTATGCTGACTAAGAGCATCAGTAGCTGCATAAAGAATATGTTTAATACTTTGAGTAGCATCATGATTAGCGCTTGTCTTAATAAAACTATCAAAGACTTTATCCCAATCAGTATCTATATTCTCAGCACTATACTTTTCATTATCGGCATCTATTTCTAAATTAGCATAACGAGCATTGTTTCTACGAACAATATAGTCGGCTTGAGTTTCACCATTATTATCATCTCTATATCTCGGAAGTTGTTGCTTCTTTTTAGCATTAGGATCAATAACTCTACGAAGCATAGGATTAGGCATGAGATAATCGTTATCAAAACTAATCTCGTTATCGTTTTTCCAATTCAAGTCAGTAGGAACATTAGCAGAGAAACCCATAAAAGCAAGAGCTTCTTTACCAATTTCTGCCATATTAAACTTTTTACCAGTAGCAATTGAAGGCAAATAACCAGCATTAACATAATATTTATTGTTATCTGTATAAGCATGTCTAAGCATAGTCTTATACATCAAATCAATTGCTTCTTTTTCATATTGATTAAGAGCAGCAAAATCAGCATTATCATAACCAGAACCTTGTTTGTAATTACGAGAATTAGATTTATAATCAGGATTAAGAAGCTTTTCATCAGCAATATTTTCACTTTGATGTATTTTAGGACTCCATTTAGGTTTAACTTTGACACCACTATCGTCTATATATTCAGTAGTAGTCCAAATACGAATAGGTTCATAAGTATGAGCATAAGGATTATAAATATGATTCTCTTTATACCACTTAATAAACTCTTCATTACCTCTTGCTTGAGCGGCACGATAAGCATCATTATAATATTCAGTAGTAACAGTGCGAGTATGTTTCTTAATAAATTGAAGAGCATTAGTACGTTTAATGTCTTTCCATTTATCAATATTTTTAGGACGAATAGTACCGTAAAATGTAGTATTAGGAATTAAATCACCATTAACATCTTGTCCATTGGTAAAGATTTCTTTCCATTTATTATAGAACTCAGCGCCGTTTGATTGAGCATCGATACGGTCGTTCTTAAATCTATCTTCATCAATAACAACTTCACATTCTTCTTCAATAAATTCAGCAACAGCTTTACTTCCTTTTCCACGAACAAGTCCTAAATCTTCAAGCAAAAGTAAAACATTATTAAGGTCTTGAATAGTAAGACTATGAGCACCTTGTCTAAAATTGAAAGCACCCTTATTATCCCAAGCCTTTTTAAGAATAGTATTGATAGCTTCAGTATCTTCTATCTCTTCGGCTGGTTGTTTACGATTGCTTTTAAGTTTATTATAAAAAGCAGGAAGATAAACAATATCATTGATTCTAACTGGACGAATAATACCGGCATAAGGAAGACCGCTACGTTGGTTAATATTATATCCAAATAGAGCTTCGTGTCTAATATCGGAAACTTCTTTTTCGTTAAACAAATTACCATTAATGATACCATAGGCATCGCGAGCATTATTGGCTTTAACCGCAGTAGCAAAAATACTTCCAGGCTTACGAGCATCTTTTAGTTCAGCATAAGCATCGTTAAGACTTTTAGTAAACTCTTTATCAATAGTATAAGTAGCGTTATTCATAAGCCATTCTTTGGCTTTACGATATTCCGCATTCTTCATAAGACTTTCTCTATCAATAAGGAGTTCGCCGCTGTCATTACGAACTTCAATACGCTCGATAGTACTAAGAGCTTCTTCGAGTTGTTCTTGGAAACCAATCTTAGCTTTACGTTCAAAATAAGCTTCTTTAATTTTAGCTATATTATAAACATATTCAGAAAGAGCACGAGAAGCAGAAAGTTCATTAGCAGGCTTAAGTTCATTATCGTCAGTAAAATCAGAAGTAAGATAAGCTATCTTACGATAAATAACTTTAAGTTTATCATTTTGTTCTTCGCTGTATTGACCATTAGCAGTTTTAAGAAGAACGTCTTGTTGTTCAAGAAGAAGTTCTTTATAGCGAGAATAAATATCAGGATATTTAGTAAGCATATTTTCTTCCATAGTAAGAAGAGCATCTTCATACGTCAAAGTAATACCAGCATCAAGAACAGCTTTGTATTGCTTCTTTTCATCGGGAGTAAGTTTATCTGGGTCAATAACACCGTCAATCTTACCGTTCTCGTCAAGAAGATAAACCATAGGCTTAAATTTACTAATAGTAGTTTTAGCCATAAATCTGTCTTTCTTATGTTTAGCCCAAAGAGCTTCAACGGAAGTAGTACTTTGAGTAGCAGCAACAGCATCAGTATATGCTTTATCTAAAGCAAGATAATCTTCATCAAGTTTTCTATCATAAGCTTGAACAAAACGACCATTCTTAATCATTCTATTATAATTAACAGATTGACCATCTTTGGCAGCACGTTCTTTAATAGCTTTCATCTGAGAAGCAAATTCAATAGCTTCATTTCTACCTTTTATTTCAGCTTCTTTAAGATGTTTATCAACTTCTTTTATAACAGTTTGAACAATAGTATTACGATTAAAATGAACATCTTGTAGCCAAAGGTCAAGGAAACTTGTATCTCCATAATTAGTAAAGATGTCCATCATTCTTTCTTTCAGCATCGGGTTGTTACTCGTTACTTCATAGAAACGAACAAACCAATTATCACGAGCTTTATTAACCGCAACATTATTCTCAAGTTTGGTAAGAATTTCCTTAATAGTATTGATTGCTTCAATAGTAGCATCATCAGCACCAGTCACAGGCAAATCTTTAAACATAGAGAAACGGCTACGTAAAGTATTAACAGTATTAATAATATTAAAGAAATCATTCTTAATAGTATCGTTCTCAACTTCGGCGATAACATTTTGAACAGAACCAATAATATTATTACCTAATTCAGAAAGTTCACTTGCTGGAAGATTAATATAATCTTTGAAAGCAGCTTGGAAATTATCAAGATTAATCTTACTATTATTAATAAGTTCAACAACTTTATTATAAGCAGCAATAAGCTCATTGTCGTATCCTCTACGGGGGGTTGTACTGATGTTTATTTCAGCACCAACATTGTTGACAAAATCGGTATTAGCAAGAACTTGTTTAATATTTCGTTTAACAGCAATAACAGCTTCAATAACAGCGGGGTCGTCAATAGCAATAGAATTTCCATTAACGTCAACCATAAAATTATTAATGCGACCGTTAAGTTCAGAATAAACAGCTTTAAAATAATTAGCAACAGCAACTGCGTTAAGAGGCATATTAGATGCAATAGCATTAGCATCAATATTATTCAAATTGGCATTATGGAAAGTACGCATAACAGAAGCAGCAATCTTATCTCCATTCTGAGCACGTCTTCCTATATAAGCATTAACTCGCTTAAATCTATCAACGATTGGGTCACCGTCAGATATAGCCGAATAAAGAATAGTAGGTTTATGAACAACTACTCTATGAAGTTGATAATCTTCTTCAAGATTACGATTAGGATATTCTTTAAGTACTCGAGCATAATCAACACTATTTTGGTCATTTTTATCTGTAATAGCAGCAGCTATTTCATTATTCATTCTTGTTGCTATATAAGTATAACCGTCACGAGCAACAAAATTAACTGTACCAATAAATCCAGGATTTACAACAACAGGAGCAGGATTTTCATAGAAATCATTATTAGCGATAACATTTTCAACAGCAGCATTGGTTTCAACAGTAACAATATCGCTTTCGTCCATTTGTTGCATAAGCAAATCAAAATGCTTAGCAAGTTTATTTTCAGTAGCATTATGAATTACTTCGTCGATAGCAGGATAAATATTATTATCTTTAATAATACTCTTTTCAACAGTTTTATTTACATCAATTGTAGAAAGTCTTGACAAAGGATGATAAACAATAACACCGTCGTCGTAAATACCAGTATAGGTACGAGTAACACCACCATAAGTAAGACGAATAACAGTCTTAGGACTACCGCCTTCGTTAATCAAATTGCCATAAGTAAGAAGTTCATTAAATTCAGCAGGAGTCATGTCCTCGCCAATATTATTAAGATTAATAACAATCTTAGAACTATCTTTGGTATAATAAATTGAACGACGAAGAGCAGCTTCTTTATCTTTATTTTTTGCAATAAGACGACCTATATTGGCAAATTGAGTTCTAAAACTATCAAGGTTTTGACGAACATAACCAAGAGCCAATCTAACAGATACCTGCCCCGTAGAGGGAGAAACACGCCAATTGTCCATGCCAGCTTTTGCATCATCAGCTATATTAAGACCACCTTGATTAAAAGCATTAAGAACTGTAACAGGTATCGCACGAGTAACAGCTCCATAACGGAAAAGATTACCTTCAAGAACGTATGCGTATTTAACTAAGTCGGCAAGAGCAAGTTTAATTATAGGATTATTACTACTCCATGCAACATTAAAATCGTTATGAACAGTATCAATGTTATTGTTACCTTGATTTAAACGAATTTGTTGACCAGTATAACCTTGACGACGGAAAGTATTATCATTGAAAGTATTAACATCAAAATGTCTAAAGATACCTATATCTTCGCCAAAATTCTGCTGTATCCAAACAACTTTCTGAGCAGGAGTAAGCTGATTAAAAGCATTAATTTCTTCTTGAGTAGGATTAGTTATATCGTTAATAACTAAATCGTCAATAGCTTCATTATTAAAACCAATACCAGCAATACGAGCAAGCTCCATTTCTCGAATAGCATAACTATCATCAGAAGTCATTACTTTATCAATACCAAACATACCAGTTTGAGAATCAATAGTAATAGGAGAAGTCAAAGCTGTATAACCAGCATTAGCTAAATAAGAACGAGAAACAAGCCAAGCAGAATAATCTTTATATTGTTCTTCGGTAAGACGACCATTAGAAGTCAAATCACCAAGAACGTTAACTCGTTGAACAAATTGTTCAGAAGCAGTATCATTAAAGGCAGATGCAACTTTAACAGAAAGAACGGTAGACTTTTGTAAATAATTAGCAAGAATAGGATAAGTACTCTGCATAACATTAGATTTAGCAAAAGCCTCAATGCCGTTTTCTATTCCAGGAAACATAGATTCAAGAAGACCAGTTTCATTACCAGTTTCTTCATTAAAAGAATAAAGTTTATTAGAACTGTTAATCAAACGATTAATATCAGTAAAAACTTTATTGTTCATATAGAACGTTTGTTTAGCACCATATTTATCAGTAGTCATAATAGAAAGGTGACTGTTGATAATATTGCCAAGAGTACGAATATTATAGAACTGTTTAAGAGCAACATAGTCATGGATTGATTCCTCTACGGGGGAGAGCTTGTTGTCAACCCGTTTACGGTTCATTTCAATATTAATAGGCGGATTATGTCTATCACCATAAATACGTTCTATTTCATCACCAAATTTAGCATCAAGAGCAGAAATAACAGCATTAATGCTATTAGAAGTTTCAATACCATTTGCTTTTGCTAAATCAACAAAAGTAGTAACAAGCGGGTCAAGTCCACTCTTAACTCCAAAACCTTGATTTTCGTTAACATTACGGACAAGTTTATCCATAATAGGTTGATAAAGCATACTAAGAGCTGTATCAAAATCAATACCTGCAATAGTCATTATTTTGAAAGCAACGAACGTATATCGGTTAAGATTACGAACGGCATCAGCTTTCATAACGTCAAGAATATATGCAGTAGTTTGTGAAGTATAAGAAGTAATAAGAGCACCATGAATATTCTTATTATCGGTACTCCAACCAAGTTTATTATGACGAATAATAACTTTATCGCCGTCAATAGTTACATTATCTTCTCCTTTAGCATTAAAACGAGCTTTAATGGCGGCTTCATCTTTATAGTATTTCTTAAGTTCAGATAAACTATAAACAACAGGTATAGTTTTATGAGCAGTCATTCTTGTTACATTACCAATACTGGCAAGAGTATCAAGATTAACTGATATACCTTTAAGAGTACGTCCAGCAGAAGCAGCTTCATGCCAGTTAAGCTGAGTAAGAAAATCATGCGAACCAACTCGATTAGGATTAACAACATATTGAGAAGCAGTATCAACACGTTTGCGCCAAGCTTTATTAAACTCATCTAAAACTTTAAAGTTAGACGTACCAACATTTTCTTCAACAGCACTGTCCAAATGAAGAATACTAATAAAAGCATCAAGCAAATCATTATTACGATTACGAACATCAACTCTATCGGCTTTATCAGCACTAAACCATTTATCATACGACATCATTTGGGCTTCTCTCGCCGACTTTTGTGCTTCGTTGAACTGTTGTTCACGTGCCTGCGAGAAAACGTCTTGTAGGGCTTCGGAGAGCTTCTGCGAGTGTTCTACGTTAGCGTTTGACTGGGCATCCATTTCTTGTTGCAGTTGCTCGAATACAAGCTGAACATTATCAAGAGCTTCAATTTCAGCAATAGTACCAGACATTTTAAGCTCATAAAGACGAGTAAGAACTCCAGCAACATAATCGGAAGTTTTAACATTCTTAGGTTTATTGCCAATAGTAGTAGCTATCTTATACAAATCATCTTTAACGTTAGGATTCTTACTATTCTTAGCAGATTTCCAAATACCGTCAACGGATTTATACATACTATCAATACGAGCTTTAACAGCTTCGTAATAATCAGCGTTTAGCTTCTCACGTTCAGCATTAGATTGAGCTTTAATCTCATCTTTAGTAAGCGCAGCTTTATCAACATAATCACGAATCTTTCTACGAGCAATTTTATCAATGTTAGAAAGAACGTAATTGACATAACCAATCTTACTTTCTTCACTATCACGTGCAGCATCAAGATGAAATTTCTTATCATTATAAACAGTAACTTTGCCATCTTTTCCTTTAGTAAGACCAAATGTCATAGCATAAACACTATCGACATCATAGTCGGAACCAGATTGATGAACCCAGTTCTCAGGAAGAACAACAGTACTATCACTAACATCAGGAAGAAACTCAACAACACGCATGATAATAACAGATTGCTTACCCTCAGTAGGAATACGATAACCAATCATTGTACGAGCATCTTCACTAACATCTTCTATATTAACACCGTCAAGTTCTTTGCTCCAACGAGGAAGTTTGATTTCAGCATAATAAACATCATTATCATTGTATTTACCAATCTTACGATAAGCAAGTTTATCATCCGTAGCAGTATCTTTAGTTGTTTTCCAACCACCAAAACCAAAATCGGCAACCTGTGCGGCGTGCCAACCCGGCATACGTTGACGAGTAATCTCACGATTAAAAATACCGTTAACAAGATTTTCTATCTTATTAGAAATACTATTAAGATACATCGGATAACGAGGATTACCATTTTTGTCAGTAGTAAGAAAATCAAGAGTATTTTTATCTGCACCATTGCGAGCAGCATTTTCACGAGCAAGTTTCAAAAGTCTTTCATAATTAAGACCAAGAATGTTACCTTGTTCGTCGAATTGAAGATTACCATTAGAATCAAGAGGAATATTAAGCAAAGTACAAGCATTAGCAAAAGAAGTATTTATATTAGAAACAATATTACGGAAAACTCTTTGTTTAAGAGCACGACCAGTAGTATCATTAGGAATATTATCAAGAAGCTTCTTATAAACTTGAATACCTATTTTATTCTCTTTATCTTTAAGATGAGAAGGAACTTCTTGTTGACGATAAAGATAAGTATATTGATAAGGTTCTTTATACTTATCAGCATCAGCAATAAACCGCTGGAGCTTAGCATCAGTTAGCTCCCCCGTAGAGGAATCCCATAGCTCAATCAATCTATTCTTAGCAGCTTTAGAAGTTTCAACAGTATTAAGTTGGTCAATTCCAGCAGCTTTCATAGCATTGTAAATAGCTTCAAATTCTGTTCCTTTTATAAGTTTAGGAATAAGAACATATTCGGCATTCTTTATTTGAAGAGGAACTTCACGATTACGAGCAGCATCATAATGAAGAGTATAATAGAAATTCTTTTGAACTTGAATTTTGTTAAGAGCATCAAAATCAATTTCTTCAAGCGGCTTATCACTAAGAAGAGCCTCTATAACATTTTTATATTTGTTATATTCGCCAGCGATATAAACACGACGAATAAACTCATCAAAAGTAATATAAGATTGAGCATCATTAACTTTTTCTTTACCACGATAAGCATCAAGAAGTTCTTCTCTACGAGCTTCTGGAACTCCAGCTTTTTTAAGTTGAGCTTCAATACGGTTAATAGTTTCTTGTGTAGCAGCACGTTTTGTATTTAAAACTGTAACTGCATTAAAAGAAGAACCAACTTCAAATTGACGACCACCAGCTTCAAATTTAATTTTAGGAGCAGTCGCAAGATTAGTATCATTTACACGAATATTGCTATTACCAAAAGGAGCACCACTGCCTTGAACTTCTTTAAGACGTTTAAGAATATCTCCACTATTCTTATAGTATTTACTTTTGCCATTAAATAAATCATCAAGATTACGTTGATGAATAACAGCGTTAAGAAGAAATTCTTGTATTTTCGGCTTATTAATAATAACCTTTTTAGCGTTTTCATTAATAGCTTCCATATAAGTCAGAAACTCTTCTTTAAGACTTTCATAAGCATTAGTAAGATAACTATCAATATATTGAGAAATAGCATCGTTAATAGCAGCAACTTGTTTGTTATTAAGTATAACTTGACCGTTGATTACTTGTATTCCAGTATCGCCAATTTGACCATAAAGAATATCAATAACTTTACCGTTGCCAAGAAGATTATCATACAGACTAAGGTCGGCATATTCTGTGTCTAATTCCGAAAGACGAGTACCACGACCATGAAGAATATATTGCTTAGTATTATCACTAACATGAAAAGCTCCTTTGTAAACTTTAGTTACACCATTAACTTTTTCTGGATAATCAGCTATTTCATAATTCTCATACATTAGCTTTTCATCATAATCAGCTCTAATTTGAGGAACACCTTCTTTAAATTCAAAAACATAACCTCTATTTTCAGGGTCTTTTTCAAATATATATTCATAAATATTATAAGCATCAAGAATTTCTTGATAAATAATATTACGGAAAGAAGCAAATATAGGATGATTTACATTAAAAGCTCGACCATTATCGGTATTTTGGAAAAGACCATCCATATTAATAATAGGAGCTTTAAACATAAATTGGTTACCGGCATCAGACGGAATGCTAAGGAAAAGATTAGCAAAACGAACTTTATGGTCTTTACCATTAAACGTAATAGATTCTTCTTTAGCGGCAATAAACTCAAGGAAATTAGACATAAGATAATCTCCTTTAGTCATAGTCTTATAAATATAAGGAGAATAATCTCGTCTGTCGTTAGCTCCATTAAAGAAACTAACTCGCATTAATTCTTTACCATAAGAAGTAAGTTCGTATTGATTACCAACTTTTCTAAATAAACCGGGAACGAGATTGCCGTCATTGTCAACTTTTTCAATAAGAATATTGCTATAATTATAATCAGTACTCTTAAATTTTTGTTCAGCAAAAGCACGACATGCTTCTTCGCTATCAAGTATTTGATTAAAAGTAAGAACATAATTACGGTTAAGAACATCCGATTGAAGATTACCTTCAGGATTACGACTATTAAGAGAAACAGAAGTCGCTAAATATTTATTAAGGTCATTGGCAAATGAACGAAGAGCAAGTATATCAATAGGTTCAAAGAAACTTCCTTTTTGAGCATCAAATATAGCACGTTCTTGAGGAGTAGCTTTAAGATATTTGCTTTTAGTAACATTAAAATCACGAGAAGTTTCAAAAGTATTTACTAAATTATTAATAAATTTATTATATAATTTAGGCTTACGAAGATTACTTATAGTTTGATTTTCACCACGAGCATATTGTTTAATAGCATCAACTGTAATATTAGGAATAACAAGTTTAGCTATCTTATATATTTTATAAACAAATTCTTCTTCGGTAGTATCACCATAAGTAATATTATTTTTAGTAAAATCAAGAAGTTCATCAAGTTGACTAATAGCTTTTTTTGCTTTAGGAATAGAAATATTACGAACAGTATTATCAAGTTTATTGAAAATAACATCTGCTGGGTGAGCAGATAAATTGGTAACATTTGTACGAGGATTACCTTTACTATCAATATAAGTTTCAGTCTTATTAGGAATAGGACGATTAAAAATCATTCTGAACTTATAAGCAAATTGAGGATTTTCTTTAAGATATTGCTTAATATAAATAAGAGATTCCGCTCCTTTTACATTATTAGCAACTTCTTCAAGACTATCCATAAATACATCAAAATTATCATTACGAACTTTGGTATAAAGAAGAGCTTTCAGAAAATCAGCATCTTCATATTCAAGCGTACCAACATTTTCGTTAACTTTGCGATAGAAACGATTATTGCCTTTTGCAGTAGCATTAATCGTAGTATTTTCAAGCTTGGGAATAGTATTAAGAAAAACTTTAACTATTTCGTCAATATGGCCTTCATAGTTAGTAATTACACCAAGGGTATTTGTAAGCTGTTCAAGTTGATTATCGGTAGCATCTACCGCATCAGCATTAAGCTCTCCAGTTTCATAGAAATCTTTACTATCAGAATCAACTGTATCATCATCAGAAGTATCATCAAGACGATTAATGATAGACGCTACTTGTTTATGATTAGCAACTTCATTAAAGAAAGCTTTATCTTGAAGAAGCATAATCATATTATAATGATTTTTAAGAGGAGTGGTATTAATTACATTGTTAAGATAACCAAGTATTTGAGAACGAGGACTTTTATTACTCATAAAAGATTGAATAGTATTGCCCACTTCAGTATCAACATTGGCATAATAATTGCGAGCAGTAGCAATAAAATTATCAACAATAACTTCATATAATCTATTATGAAGTTTATTGTAAGTTTTAATAGAATTACGACCGCTAAACAAATCGTTAAAGTAAATAACATTAGCAACATTAGCTAAATAATTAATAGCATCAACACGAGCAACATAGGAACTAAAACCTTGATTTTTCTCTTTGGCCTCATTATTTATAATGTCACCAATACTACGAGTAAAATTAGCTTTATAAGCAATAATAGCTTTATAAAGCTCATCCATGTTTGTATAGTCGATGTTATTATCAACTAAATACTTTTTAAAACCGTTTTCTTGAGTAACGGCAAAAAGGGCATTGTAACTCTTTGTTCCTTGTCCAACCTCAGTTGCAAGTTTTCTGTTAAGAGCGTCATTGTTAATAATGACTGTACTACAATCCATAACATTAATAAGTTTATTGTTAATAATAGCAATGTCGGACACGAAGTAAAACATACTTACATGCCCGACAATGCGGTTTATTTGGCTTCTAAGCCACGTTTATTTTCAGTCGATTAATCTATCGGCACGTCATATAAAGTTCGCCACGCAGCAGTGCTGAACGCATAGCAGGCTGTAACGGTGTCGGCATACCGTTTACGAAGTCGGATAGATTTTGCGCTGTGTAATTGTCACTAACAGCACTAAGTAAATTATCATCATTATAACCACTATCATCTGGATTAGTAAATTCATCATTACCATAAAACTCAGGATTATTTGAATCTTGTTCAGAAAGGTCAATATCATAAGTTTGTGGAGTAGCATCAACAGTTGTAGTAATATTATCAGATTTAGGATTAATACTATTAAGTAATTCAAGTTCACGTTCAAGTAAACTATCTTTATTAACTTCAATACCAAGAACATCTATAATAATATCAAGAAGTTGTCTAAGCAAAGATTTATTCTCGGTCTTATTAAGAGGAGTTCCGTCAGCAGAAATATTATTAAGATGATTAATAAGTTCACCATTAGTAAGCGTTTCAACAATAAATTCTTCAAGATTAATAGTTTCGTCGGCACGAATATTAAGGAACTTAGTATAAGAAGCATCATCAGGATGATTTTCTTCTACATATTTTTTATAAGCTTCATATATAGGACGAAGTTTATCAAGAGCTTCGGTGCGAGTATATTTATTATTTAAATTCTGATGAAGACTTTCATGTATAAAACGTCTTAAACCCCAGAAATAATCATGTTTAGCAAACTCATCAGAATTAAAAACAATAGAATTATTTTCGTAATCGTATGCAGCATAAGCAGGATTACCTTGTGCATCAAGAAGATTATTATTTACTTCCGCTAATATAGGCAAGAAGCCTAAATTATCAATAGCATCAAGTATTTTTAACGCATTTTCGTTGCCGTCAAGTATAGTTTTATAAGTATCAATTATAGTATTACCTTTATTAAGTAAATCAACAAAAACAGCAGAATTAAATTTATCAGTTAATTTTTTGGAAGAAACAGCATTATTATTAGCAATAGCAGGATTAAATATAGTATTGACTGCAACATACTTATTATGACTATAATTGTTTCCATTAGCATCTTTAGTAAGTTTGGTTCTAATCAAACCATTATTAACAAGAAACTCTTGATAACTATTATATTCAGTTTTATAAGAACCAACATTAATATAAACTTTATCGTCTTTTTTACCTACATATCTACCAGCAATTTCTCTTTTAGTTTTATCAGCAGCCATTTTAAAAGGAACGCTAATAAATGCATTATTGATAAAAATATCAATATCTTCAAGTAAATCTTGATTAGTATTAGCTTGATTAAAACTACTTACATAAGCATAAGTTTGTTTAGTATCAGCAGCTTCAACAGAACGATTGCCTCTATTTGTGGTATCAGTATTAAAAGCTACGTTACGTCCATATTGTCCAGACGCTTCATTAAGAGTAAATAAATAATGTTTATGAGTAGTACGTTTACCAGCATCATCACGACCTTCTGTATAAAAATAAAAACTAACAAAACCTTGTTTGGTATTATGGAAAAAATCAACTCCATTAAATAAACCAGTTTTACCAAAAAGTTCACCAGCATATTTGGCTACATCATCAAGAGTTATTTTATTAGTAAGAAAACCGTGTATCCAAGCGGCTATTTCTCCACGCATACCTGCTTTAATACCATTGATTTTATCGTTAGATATATCAGCAAATAAAGGCTTAGCTATTTGAGCCATATCATAGCCGCCATGACCATCAGGAATAAACAAAAATGAAGTACCAATATATTTCTTTTTATCATTGGCAACACGAAGACCGTCTTCATCATTAACTTGAAACAACCCAGTTTGAGTAACAGTAGCAAGTTTAATTTTATCCTCGTTATAATCATTAACAGCATCAAGAATTTCTTGATTTGCTTCATCTGTTAGAAGTATATTTCCACGATTAACTTTACCAACAACAAAATCTCCTTGAACTTCGCCATTAGCATAAGCATAAGTTTGAGCATAAGAAGAACCAATCTTTAAAAACCAATCTTCAACACTATCTTTAATTTCAGAAGGATGTGCAAAAGCAGTTCCGATAATATCAGAAAGATGCTTAACATGATTATAAACATCATCATCAGTTTTAACACCAACACTAATATTATCATTTTCAATTAAAGGATAAAGACGAGCAATTTCTTTTTGTACTCCTGCATCCTCTACGGGGTTAAGACCTGCGTAATTGAGTTCAAGAATACGTTGATTAAGAAGAAACAGTTCATTGGCTAAAGTAGGATTATTGTTTATAATATCAAAAACATAATCTTTAAAATCGCTATCTACACTACCGTCGTCGTTGATAATAACATTGTATTTCCAACCATAATTAACATGACTAAGAGTACCAGTTCTATCATCATATCTCGGAATACCCATATAACCAACAACTCCATGAGTTTTAGGATTAATAAAGTATAAACGAGATTTATCTTTACTAATATTAGCTACAAGTTTATCTCCCGGATTAAGATTTACAACAGCAGCATATCTTTCTTCATTGTTAATAGTTTCATCGACGTTTATAGTATTTTGATTACTTGTAGAAAGTAAAGCAAGACGATTCTCAGCATGCTTATAAATACGATTGGCTTTTTGTTCTCTACTTAAACGATAAATACTTGGGTCGTCAGTAGCAACAAACTTTTGATTAATAGGACTTTGAAGATATTTAGCAACTTCATCAAACAAAAACTCGGCAACTATATCTGTACCAGCAATGTTATAAATATGAGCAACTAAATCTTCAATATTAAAATAAGTTTTATCATTAATATCAAAACCAAATTTTTCTTTAGTATTAGGATTAGTCTTATCGACAAATTGTTCGATAATAGTTTGAACAGCAGAACGATTACCACGACGACGATTAATAAGTGCAAATAAAGCTCTACGAAGCATTATCTTATCATTATCATCCAAAGCACTGGTAAGAATACCTTGTTGACGAACAACATAATCTCCGTAAATAGCACCTACAAGATTGTTCCAAGCAATATCAGCATCTTCTTTAGTTATACCAGCAGACTTAGCCGCAGCAATAAAAGAAGAATAAGCTGTTTGAACATCATCGGCGGTAAGAGTTTCAGGATTTTCGATATTAGTACCAAACCATTCAAGCAGAAAATCATGTACAGCAACATCATCATAAACGGGTTGCGCAGGCGAATTGACAGGAACAGGAGCAAGTTGAGGCATGTTTTCATCCTCTACGGGGGGTTGCTCAGTTGTATCGGCTTGATTTGCAGGATTGGCATTATCTGCTTGATTGGCAGGATTAGCAGCATTATCAATAGGAGCAGATACAGGCGTAGCAGACGGTTCAGACGCAGTATCATTAACCTGCCCCGTAGAGGATTGAGCCGCATCAGCATTTACTGCCTCGCTTAAATTCGTGCCACCGGGCTCTTGTTCAGGTTCTTTAAAAGCGTCATGCTGGTCTTGTATTTCTTTAAGTCTGCGAAGACCATCAATATACGCATACATTTCGTCATTGTTAATATCAGAAGCAGTAAAAACAGTTTTGACTTTATCATAAGTACGAGCATCTTCTTCTGATAGATTATTGCTATCAAAAATATTATCTCCATACTTATCATAAAGTCTTTCCAAATCTTTAAAAGCTCCGTCAACAATATCTTTACGAGCTTTATCAAAAAACTTATTATAATGCTTAATCTGCTTTTTAAGAGATTTATCATCATCTTTGACAGTATTTTCTTCAATAGCATTACTTAAACGACGATTATAAAGATTATAAGTAATATCATATTCATTACTATATAAATCTCTAAATTCTTTAGCTTTTTTAGCAACACTATCATCGGTTTGTTCAGTAAAACCAATAGGCGGATTATCTTCAAGATATTTAATCTTAGCTTGAACATCAGCAATCAATTCTTGATTAGAAGAATTATCTTCACTAAGACGAAGATTAACAAGCTGATTACGAAGAGTAAGAAGCTGATTTTCATAAACATCTTGTTCAATAGCTTGTTCATATTCAGGAGTTATATGTCCAGCATTAGCAACTTCTTCGTTATAAAGATTTTCATAAGCAGTAAGCATTTGTTTTCTATAATGCTCAGCATTCTTTCTATTAAGATGTTGACGTGCAATAATTTGAGCAATATTAAAATTAGCTCCATTCTTCATAGCACGATTAACCATAGTAACATAGTCTTTCTTAGCGGCAGCGACATCTGCAATAGCATCTTGTTGGAATTGAGCAGCTTGTTGTTCAGTAAGACCAAAACGTTCTTTATATCCTTTGCGAACAGCATCGCTATTTAAATAAGCTTCAAGAAAATCTACATTACCAACATCAACAGCGTTCATAACAAGCTGCGAAGTATATTGTTTACGAGCAACTTCTAAAAGAAATTCTTTCTCAGCATTATTAGAAATAACAGGATTGTTTCCGTTTTCATCAGTAGCAAAAGGATTAACGTTATCTTCATTAATTTTTTTAATTTGTTGTTGATATTGCTGTGCAACAAGTTCACGATTATTAATTTCATTCTCTCGTTGTTTCTCAGCACTAACAAATTCTTTATTAAATTTACGATTATAAAGACCACCAATATTTTCAGCACCAGCGCTGAAAACTACGCCACCAAGAACTCCCCAAAAAGCACTTTCCCACATGTGAGGGTCGGTAAGATAATCAGTGAAATCTTTAACAGGAGCATCTTTATCAAAGACATATCGAGCAAGCTCCATACCTTTTTCAGAAGCAACATAGTTAACAGCTTCTTCAATACCCTCTGTCCATTCGTTACGAACACCATGAAGAATATCATAACCGAGATTAGACATGATTTGTTTAGCTTTATCAAGACGAGTAACAACTCGAGCAGCATCATCAGCAGCTTCTGTGGCAGTCATTCCAAATTTACGAGTAACGGCTTCGTTAAGATTACGAAGATTAGCACTTTTGCCAACAGTTAAAGGAGTACTTGCAAGTTTACGCAAACCATAAAGCTGAAAAACATCAAAACCAATATTCCACCAGTCAGTGTTAAAAGTAACATCGGCAGCATTGGTTGCAATATCTTCCGCAATAGAATTATCATCCATTTCAGCATATTGAGGATTATTTTTATTAAATTCAATACGCTGTTCAGGAGTCATATTTTGAAGTTCACCTAAAGCATATTCTTTAGCATTTTCTTTAGTACCAATAGCTTCTTGATAATTCTCAAGCAAACGCATAGTAGCACCTTGAGTAAGAAGTTTACCACCAGTAGCAATAACATCACGAGTTTTTTGTCCCATATTAATAAGATTGGCAGCTTTAGTGGCATTTTTTGAAAGATTAAGAAGTTTGCCAACAGCACTTAAACCTTTAGTAACTCCAACACCGGGAACCATAAGAGTAAGAGATGTAGCAATACTTGGAGCCATTTCAGCCCACCAAGCCATATCAGCAACGTCAAAAGCTTTATCTGGATTTTCACGATACAGAGGCATACGAGCATCTATGGTATCTTTGAAATCAGATAAAGCTTGAATAACTTCAGGACGTTCATAATTAAAACCATCCTCATCTAAAGCATCTACTAAAACAGATGCTAAATCGGCTGTACCAACAACAGTTCCAACAGTAATAGTATTTAAGGTTCTACCGAGAGCATAAATAGCTTGACCAACATTACTTTGATTTTTAGCACGCTCTAAATTAAGAGTTTCTTCATCATCAAAATTATTTACATAAACATCGTAAGGAGCATAATCTTTTGGATGAAGATTAATAGGCGCATTACGATAACTAAGTCCTTCTGTAAATTGACTTGTAAGTCCAGTAGTACTTCCACCCTCAGTATCTGTATTAACGAGAAACGGGGGCTGAAGTGCCCCCTTTTTAGTTTTAGGATTATAATCAGGATTTGGAACTCTATTTCCCTCTTGTAAAAACTTTAATACATCCATGTTATCTATAATTAGTTAAGTTCCTACTAATAATATTTGATATATTGCCAGCATAATCAGTAGTACCGTAAAGATATTGAGAATATGCTTGAGAAATACTATTAATAATGGCTTGAGTATAAGCAGTATTAGGAGCATTTCCAGTAACATAAGCATCTCCTAAATCTTCAAGTCGAATACTCTTTTCAATCAAGTCTTGAGCTTCCATAGGACTAAGACTACGAATAACTTGATTATTTGTTACATTAACAAGGTCAAGGTCTGGAGTAATTCGATATTTGCCAATATTAGCATCATAAGGACTATTACCAATATTAAATTGCTGTTTATAACTACGAAGATTTTGTGTACGCATACCAGCTTTAATATTAGTATCTTGCATCCATTCTTTAGTCATAACAGGATTAAGGTCAAAACGAATACGTTTAGGAGCGTCATTAGGTTTCTTTGGGTCTTTGACACTAACAATAGCTTGAATAGAATTATTGAAAGGAGTTATACCTTTAGTAACAACATTCTCTTTAGCATTAGCAAGAATATTAGTAAATTTAAGTTCTTCTTCTGTATCCATTTCACGATAAGTATTCAAATCTTCATCGTAAATATAAGTATTAGGACTTTGAGTTAAATCAATATTACCAATACCTTGATAAAAACGTTCATCTTCAATGTTCATAATAGCGTTGTTATCTTCTCGACTACCAATACCATGTTTGATATTATATTCAGCTTGTGCTTGGGCAGGCGTAGCATTAGGAGAATATTGAGTAGGAACAGTAACTTCTTGTTCTATTACAGTATCAGCATTGTTGCTAAGTTCGTCACCAAAATTAGCAAAATTAGTTATAACACCAGAAAGAACACCGCGTGTGCCAAAATCTCCAGCTAATTGGTTAGGTATAGTAGTATCCGTAACAACATCATCGGTCGTACCGTCACTTTTTACTCGAACAGCATTTGAACCAATTTTACTTTTATCATCATTTCCAAAAGCTGCTTTTATAGGAGCAATAATTCCTTGAAAAGCGTCACTAAAGAAACTATTATGTTCATTTCTTGCATCGCGAATAACTTTAGCAAAAGTGAACAAATTGTTTTTATATTCACGAGGAAGTTCTACATATTGTTTACCATTAGCACGTCCAACTTTAATACCAAGAGCCCTAATTGCAGCATCACCACCAGCATTTTTAACTAAAGTAGCATATTCGTCTTCACTAACATATTGACGAACGGCAGTAGTTTCAGGGTCAAATATAACATCGTTATAATGATTAACAGCGTTTCTAAATCTATTATCAGCGGGTAAATCAGTACCGGAACTAAGAGCTGTGTACATTTCAAAAGCATCACCGGCTTCTGTTCCTTTCTGAACACCAAGAAGATTATCAAGAAATTCTTGGTCATCTGAAATAGATTTGACAGCTTTAAGAGCAATAAGCTTATCCATACCATCAGGCATAGCATCTACTTGTTGACGTAAAGCATCGGGAGTAAGAGTATTTACATCAGCGTTAATACCGTTACGAGCAAAGACTTCACCAAGAGCAGCTTTGTTAGATTGAATATTTCCACGAGCATTAATAGCACTTTGGTTTTTAACAGTAATACTTGGAGCGTCATACATTTGGTTAGGAAAGCTCATATCTGAAACAGCAGCACCGCTTCCAGCAGCAAGCTTTCTTGCAGACTGAAGAGCGGTTCCAAATTCAGCACCACCATAAACACGGTTATAAGTAGCAGCTTTAATAAAATTATTAAAACGACGATTAATAAATTCTTGCTCGTTTAAAAGATTACCATTATGGTCACGAACATCAGCGTTCTTACCTTGTGTTTGGTCTTTCCACATAGCAATCTTATAATCTTGTTGAAGACTGGCTTTAGCACCAGGAGTTCCCTCAATAGCTGCGTCAATAGCAGCTTGAAGTTTTTCAGTACTAAGTCTATTATACTTAGTACCTTGTTTCATAAAGATTTCTCCGGTAGCAGATTGAGTAAAATCATCGGTAGGCTTGCCATTAGCATCAAGAAAAGTATAACTTTCGCCGCCACCAGCATCTTCTTGAACCATTTTCAAAGCTTGATTATAAATAACAGAAGTAGGTATTTCGCTAACTTCTTGTTCAGCAGGTTTCCATTCAGTACCACCAATAACATTACCAGCAGCATCAAGTTTATCTTCATAATGATAAGTATTGGCTTGACGATAATAATTCTTATAATCTTCTGATAAATCAGTACGAGCATTAAGATTATCTTGATAAGCTTTATATTGTTGTTGAGCACGAAGACGACCAAGAACTCTTGGGTCAGACATAAGATTACCAGCTTCAGCAACAATATCATCAAGAGCATAACCTTTAAAATCGTCAATCATAGCATCGTTAATCTTACTCTGAACATTGTTAACAAGAAGCTGTTTAAATTCATCTTCTTGAGCATTAAGTTCAAGTTGACCGATTTGTTTTTTTAATTCACTTTCTTGAGCAACAGCAACATCGTGACGATTTTGAAGATAATCATAAGTTTGTCCAATAACTTCAAGATTATGTTTTGGAACATAAGTATAGTCAATAGTTTTAAAACTTCCAAGAGGCATAGTATATAATTTTATTTATTAATACCAAGAGTACGTAACATAAGTTTATTCACATTCGGAGCACGAAGACCAAGAACTTTTAAAGTTTCTTCATCAAGCTTAGCTTGACGTTTGTTTCTATTCCAAACATCAAAAGCAGAACCAACATTTCCAAGCAGACTACTAACAATATTAGCTCTTGCTTCGGCTTTAGCTCCGTCAATTCCAGCTTGATGAATAAGAGAATTGATTCTATTACCAGCATTGAATTGGTCGGCTTGTGCTTTAAGATTAGCATTTGCGGTAGAAACAGCAAGTCTATTCTGAATATTGGCTGTATCAGCAGCAAGACGAAGACGAGCACGATTAGCCATTTGAGCAGCAAGTGCTTGATTATATTGGTCATAACGAGCAAGATTGCGAGCAGTAACTTCTTGCTGATTAAGTTTATCCTTGTTAATCAATTCAGTTTCAATATTCTCTTTTTGAGCATAAACTTGATTCTTAGCTTCTTGTCCACGAAGAGCAGCAAGTTGTTTACGAGCAAGACCTACACGACTATTAGAAGTATTGCGGTCAATATCTCGCATAGTACGACGAGTTTCATCTTCTATTTTGGCAAGCTGAGGATTAGCATTATAACGAGTTTTAAGTTTAGCAGCAGCCATTAAAATAGGCGCAGGAATATCTTTTAAATCTTCTTCGTTAAGTTTAATCTCGCCAGGATTAGAAATAGTAGGAGCAGTAATAGTAGGCGGAGTATAACTATGAAGTTGATTAACAAAAATGTTACTCATAAGAGCATCCACAGCAGACGAACCGAGATTAATACCAAATTGAATATTATCAAGATTTCGAGTTTTGGCAATATCTTCTTGATAAGGACGTTTTAAATTATCTAATACAGAAAGATAATTTATATCGTTATTAACGTTTTTAGCAAGACGATTAACAACAGTAGAAGTTAAATTACGTCTAATCATAGCAGCGTTTTCATCGCTTGCAGACATAACTTTAGAACCGTCAAGAGGATTAATAGAAGCAACTGGAACAGAAACAGATTGTTGTTTATTGTCACCCCCCGTAGAGGCTGAAGAAGTATTACTTCTTGTACCAATAGGAAGATTTAGTATCATTCTTTGAAGAGCATCCATATTATAATCAGAATCAGGAATGTTAACAGCAGGAGCTTCAACAAAGTAATGAGTTTCTCCATTCTTTTTATAAGTAGGAGCATTATTCGCAAGACCGTTAACTACATTACGAACAAGTTGTGGAGTAGTAATATCAGTAGTAGGAATATCAATATCATTATCTATAATATTAGAATTTGTATTAGGAAGAGGAATAGCTTCATTTCTATCAGTTACAAGATATTGTTGACCTTTATAATTAATAGTATCACCTACATTATATTTTTTATCATTAATTCTAAAACCGCTACCAACTTTAGCTTTAGCTCGACCGCCAATACTAAACTTACGAGTTCTTTTTTCGGTTTCAGAAATAACATGTGCGACAGAAGTATTATCTTGTTTAGCATCCAAAGGCTTTTGAGAAATATCAGCAGTAACTAAACGATTATGCAAATCAGCCCAACCAACCCTACGAGGTTTTTCAGGTTCTTTGTCAACAGTACCTTTTGGCATAATTATAGCAGAAGCCAAAAGACTAAGATTATGAAGTCCAGGTTTAGAATAACGTCCATTAAAACGAGGTTTTCTTTCACCACCATAAGCAAAAGCTTCACGTGACGGAGTATGAATTAAACCATTGCGAACATTACCATTTATAGAAATAACTTTTCCCATTTTAGATTTACGTTTTGTTCCATATTTAGCAGCATAAACAGGAACGGTGTTAAGATTTATATTGTTAAGATTAAGTTGATTAGGGTCATTGCGCATAGCAACATTATTAAGCAAATCAATTACTTCGTCTTCTTTAAAAGTATTAATAAGATTATAATCAGTAGCAGTTTTACGAAGTTCTCGAAAACTATCTTTATCATAAACAGTATTCGGGTCAAGATTATTAGCTTGACGAAATTGCATTAAACGAGAATAAACTTCAGTAGGACGACGAAGATAATCAGAAGAACTTGAACTTCCAAGTATATCACTAATTACTTGTTCCTGTTCAGCAGCACGAGAAGCATGAGCGTTTTCGTGAGTACGAACGGTAGCATCTTTAGCAAATTCTTCTTGATTAATATAACTACTATGCGTAGGAGCATGATAAGCACCACCAATAACTCCTTGACCAGTTTCTGGAGTATTAAGTCTAAGCTTCATACTTTGAGCATTGCGAGCTATCTCTTTACGATAATCAGTATCGCTCATAGAAGGAGTACGAATAGCAGCACGTTTGCCATAATTCATAGCAAAGCCAATAGGAGAATGAAATTCACGAGCAGTATTACGACTTTCGGCTTGACGTTCAAGACGACCATCTCCTAATTGATTATTGTAACGTCCAGTAGCTAATCGAGAAGCATTCCAAGTATCAAGAAAATCATTTTGGTTAGTAGGAAGATTACCACCTAATGGTTTTTTATTAGCTCTACTATCAATAGCATCTCTTATATCTTGATTTTGAATAACTCCACGAACAGCGTACTGAGCATTTTCAATAGGATTAATAATTTTATCAGCTTTTCTATATTCTTTAAGAATATCATTAGCTTGTTTTATTGTTCGTTTAGCATATTCAGCATTTTTGCCATCTATATTTTTAGTAGCATAATCAACAAACTCGTCTGCTAAATGACGATATTCATTTTCTTTATCTTTAAGTATTACGGCTTTAGAAAAATCTCCTCTATTTTTTCTATAACGTAAGAGATTAGACAAGCTGCGTACACGAGGAACGCTCCCCAGTACATCAAGCCAATCGGAAGGGACACTATTACCGGCAATTCCTTTAATAATGGCAGGGACAGATGTACTAAGACCAGTAGGGTCAGCAATTTGTACAGAGGCTTTAAGAAGTTTCCGCTGCAATCGAGAATCTTCCAAAGCACGGTTAAAAGCATTACTTTTAGCTTTTTCAAAATTTTCATAATTATTGTATTTTAAATCTGGTTTATAATTGGCAATAGCGTCTTGCTGGACGGTAGTTTTATTGCCACCATTTTTATATTTAGTACCATCATCGTTAATACGATTTCTATTTTTAAATTCTTCTTGAGCATTAAAAACAGCATCAGGATTAGCTCCACCCATTACAAGTTCGGCTGGACTATTACCTTGAAGAAAAGGAACAGAAGAATAAACGCGAACTTCTTTAGGACTAACTTTCATAACTTCTTCACCCTCAACTTCAAGACCAGTTTTTGGGTCAGCACCAATATCAACTCCGCCAGCGGAATGTTTCCTACCTTTTATATAATAAAAGTTATTACCAAGAGGAATAGCATTTCCACCACGAATTATATTAGGAACATAATTACCATTACCATCTCCTAATACAAGACTTTTTTTATTATTAATTTTTCTCATCACTTAAACAATATTTGTATTAATATAGCAAGGACAAAAATCATATAAGCAAAAACTCCACCAAAAGCAGTAACAAGAAAATTTTTAATATCAAATTTAGTATCAATAAATTCTTTAACTAAACCAATAACAATAGCGGCAATAACTCCAATAATAGTAGTAATAAAATATTTAGCAGTAGTCATAGCAGCTTCTTGTACAATAATAATAATATTAAAAACAAAAGCAATTACAGCACCACAAAGAAAATGAAGAACTTTATCAATTCCAAGTTTATTAACAACTTTATTAATAGGATTAATCATATCTGTATTATTGTTTTTATAATTCAACATAAAATATTCATTTTAAGGCTCGCTACGGCATTTTATCTCAATCGTGATAGATTAATCATTTCCGAGGATAAAATGCCATACAGCGAAAGTCTATGCTATTAGCGAGCGCGTTTCATCAGCTTTTTACGCCCGCCATTGCGATAACGAGGCTGATACATGGTATTGCTTCCAGCAGCAATAGCAGCAGTAGGAGCTTGACCAAGAGTATTCATAGTAACTATATTATTATTCTGAGCATTAGCATAACTTGCTTTATTTTCTCCAACTTGACGACCAGTAAATTTATCAGCAACACCATCATAAACTTCTAAATCAGCAGGCTTATAAGTTCTATAAGTATTAGTACGATAGTTAAGCTTAGTAGAAGTTGGAGTATAAGTTGCTCCTGTATTAGCAAATATACTACCAATGCCAGAACTAACACCGCCAACAACATCACCAAGTATCTGCCCCGTAGAGGATTGCATAAACGAGCCAAGACCAGCTTTGCTTCTTCCCTTACGGGGGGTGGCTGTGCCGATAGAAGCTTTAGTACGTCCACCGCATTTACGAAGTTTACGCTTACCACCACAAGCCATAAAACGGTTACGAAATTCTTTATCAAGTTCAGCTTGATTAGCATATAATGCAGTAAGACCGGCAGCGTTTTCGATACCAGTCTTCTTAGCAGCAAGCTCATTTTGTTCACGATTAAGCTTTTCCTGCGCTTGTACATTTAAAACATTTTGTTGATATTGAGCATCAATGGCAGCTTGTTGATTTTTATACTGTGTATCAATAGCATTTTGCTGATTAAGAGCATTTATTCTTTCAGCTTCGGCTTGAGCAGCAGCTTGTTTCTTTTTCTTCTTATTACCGAAAATACCACCGATAATTCCACCGACAGCACCAATAGCAGCACCAATAAATGCTTTATCACGACCTCTATCATAATATTTAGTTTCCATATTTTATGTATTGAAATAAGCTTGTATATCTTTAATTAAAACTTTTTTATTAGTGTTTCTAAAAACAAAACGAACAATGACATATTTACCAACCATAAGTTTGGCATCAACAGCAGTTTGATTATATTCAAGTTCGTTGTTATATTTACCAGTAATACGACCAAATATTTCTTGCTCTTTATAACTTTTAAGTTTATTATAAAACCAATTAAAATTCCAACGACCAAATTCATAAACAGGCTTCTTATATTCAGCAACAGAAGCACGTTCTTCGTTAAGATTACAGTAATCTGAATAACAACAATTAGTATAAAGATAACAACCAAGAACATCAAAATAGTCATCTTTTTCTTTATTCAGCATATAAGTTATAAAGTTAACAACCTTAATATTATTAGGATTAGTAGAATTAAAATAAACATCAATATAAGAACAAGTTTTACTTTCAATGAGTTCATTGTTCATAAACTCATTTAGCACATCATCTTCATATTCGTTATATACATCTTTAGTAAATTGACGAATACGATAATAACTATTAGTAAAATCTATAAGATAAAAGTTATCTTTAAGACTAACAAATTTATAATTAGAAGTATAACTATGGCTACTAAGCCAATCATTATTATAAAGACTATAACTAAGAATACAAGATTTCCAAGCACCAGTAGTATCTTTCTTCATAAAGTTAAATAAAAGACGAGCATTAGCGGAATCATAACCAATATAAACACGGTCAGCACTATAAGCTTCAACGAATTTAGTTATATCGTTATTGATTTCTTCAACAGAACCAGCATCAAATTTATAAAACTTACGAGCATTAGAATCATAAAAGATATAACCAAAATCTCCATTGATATAAGAAATAAAATCTTGGAAACCACAAATACCAAACTTAGTAGTAAAGACTTCTTTATAATCAACTTCAAATACATCTGGCATTAACATCTGAACTGTTTGCTTATTTGTTTTAAGTTCATTATTAATATCAAAAGCAAAAAGACTTTTTTCTGTATGAACAAGAAGATAAGTACCAGCAGCAACAATATTAGTAATATCACCTTTATTTTCACTTATAATCTTATAACTTTCAGGAGATATATGCTTCCAAGCATTAACAACACTTTCATCACCGATAACGTTAGTACGATAAACAGTTTTGGAATATTGCTCACGCTTATAAAGCTCATTAGTCTTATTATAATTAATAATAATACGACGATAGAAAGAATAATAATTAGAAGTAAGATTATATAAATCATTAATACGAGAAGGGTCTATAATAAGGTTAGAACCTTGAGTATTTTCAGAACCACTACTATAATTATAATAAACAGTACGAGGAGACATATTAACTTTCTTCCCCATAAGAAAATAATGGCTTTCGTGAACAAAAGTAAAAGAATAAATCAAAGGTTTATTAGCAACAGTATCGCTACTACCATAAAACTTAGTTCCAGTAGTAGCATCATAAGGATTCCAATCTACATCACTAAAGATAATACCATGAGGATGAAAAGTAAATATTGTACTAACATTCCAATAATAATTCCAAGCATAATTAACTTTAACAGTAGCATTATTAACTTTTACAGTAGATTTACCATAAGTATAATTAGCATTAGGGTCATATTCTTTAACGTATTCAATATAACCAAGAGAAATAAGATTTTTATCTGCATCTCTATAAAAGTCTGAATAATCATCGGTATAAACATCGCAAAGAGTAGTACCATGATGGTCGTTAAAACCATGTGAAAGCTGAATTTTAAGAGTACCCTCTTTACCAATATTATCAAAACTATTAGGTGGAAGTATAGAAGTAGAATTAATATTAATTGTTGAGTTGGCAGCAGCGGGTTTATTAAGACGAGCATTAAAATTACCATCATCGGTATATTGGAAATAACAAACTTCGCTTATTTTATTAGCATCAGTTTTGCCACCAACAATACTAAATTCAGGATAATTAAAACGACAAGGACTATCAGCACTACCAGTGTTTTGTCCTTTAACATCATAAAGATATTTATCAGATTGAGTTATAAAACCACTACCAATCTCAACATATTCAGGTTCAGCATAACTAATAAAATAGCCAACAAAACCCTCAAGCATAGGAATATGTTCAAAAACAATTCCACCAAGAGCAATTTTATCGGCAGGACAAACACAACGGCAAAATCTATTATTATCGCTTCCAAAAATAGTACAAGTAAGTTTTGTACCATCAACAGTAGGAGTTCCATTATTGGCAGTTAAAATAGGAACACCATCTGTATAAGTTCCATTTGCATAAACATAATGAACAAAGAAACAATAAACTCCACGACGACCAGGTTTAGGTTTAAAGAAATTAATAGCTTCACTAACTTCGGGATAATTGCCTTCATCTCTATCAACAGCTGTTATAACAACATCTCCCATTTTAGCAAGAAGCTGTCCATAGTCAGTTTCATTTAAAAACGGTTTGTTTTTATTAGCAATTTTATAATTAGCAAGATAAACTCTATTACGATAATTATCAAGAGTTTTAACATTATAAAAATTAAAAGGTTCATTGGTAAGTTCTTCAAGAGACATAGTTTCAAAACTATTATCAATTGTAAACTCAACCATAGTACCAATACTTTTCTTATCCCAAACAACAGCTTCGGTAGAAGCATTTCCATTTACAATAGCGGCAAGTTGGTATTTAGTATAATTCTGTCTTGTATCAGTAAATATACGAACTTGAACAAGAAGATTAGTATTAGTATAATCATCGTCTTCTGAATAATAATCTTGAATTTTACCACTACCTTTACTGTCACCAGCATTATAATTGAAAACTGTTTTAGGAGTGGTAAGAGCTTCTAAATCCATTACTTGAACAGGATAACCAATAGGAAACCAAATAGTATTATAATAATCATCAATCCAATAACGTATAAAGAAAATATAAGTACCTTTCTTAATACGATTACCATTAACGAATTTAACATCACCAAAATTAGAAATAGGAGCAGTAGCTAATTCTGTATATAGTTCGTCACTGTCTTTAGTATATTGATATAAGTCAACATCTTTATCAATATTGATACTTTTAAGAGGACAATCTTCTGTAGGATTAAGTTCACTAATACAAACTATAAGTTCATTGTTAACATTATAAGTATAAGTACCAAAAACTTCACCACCACACCAATGCCAATTAATACCAACTTTAACAGGATTATTAGAGCCTATTGGTTTTCTAATATCAACACGATAAATATCATTGTTATCAAAGAAAACAAGAAACTCTTGATTACATTCAATATGACCAACTATTTTAGCATTAACTCCATGAAGATAATAATCAATAAGACCAGGTTCATTACAAATAGTTTCAGTATCTTTATCAATCATTATATTACCAGCATGAACTAAGTCGCCTTCTTTAAGATTTTCATAAGGACTATCAAAATTAAGTTTTTGATTAATTCTCATAGCAACAATTATTTAGGAAATGTATAATTATAAAAATAAGAACGCCAAGCATCACCAGCATAATCGTTTTCATTTTGAGCATCAGCAATAACAGAAGCTTTGGCTTTATCTTTAAGTTGCATCCACATATAATAAGGATTAGTTCCATATTGAGAAGCAGCAAGATTAAAAACAGGATGTTTCATACCACGAGTAAGCATCTTATACATACAGTAATAAGCAAGAGCTTCGATAAGAATACCATTGTTAGGAACAACTGGAATTTCTCCTTGAAAATAATTACTATATTCAGTTTCTATTTCAAGATTACGAATAGTAATTTCACGAGTATCCCAATTAAGTTCAATAGTATTATTATCAACAATGACATAGTTCCGATTATCCTCTACGGGGGAGATATATTGGTCACCAACTCTATGGCGTCTATTAAAAACGTCTGTATTAACATGTTCAGAAACAGCTCCAATATAATCTTTATCAGAAGCTCCGTCGGTAATATAAATAGTATTAGAACCACTAAGTTGAGTGTTATCAAGTTCACTACTATCACCCCCCGTAGAGGATGAACATGAACATCCAGCTTTACTCTCTCTAAGAGAACGAACCTCACAACCATTACTATCATAAACAGCAAAACCCTTGCTATTAGTAATAGGACAAGGGCTATAAACAATACGATTTCTTACAGGAAGAGTTCGTTTTTTATATGTAGTTCTAAGAACTTTAAGTTGGCTCATTGCATCAAAACACCAAGCAGGAACACGAGCAATCCAATCACTATTATCAGGATTGAAATCGTTGTCTATTTTGGCTATTATGTGCTCCAAGACTATATTCTTTTTGTTCTGCATTTCTAATAAAATTTAGATAAGACATAGGTTCAAAAGCAAGAAGAATACCAAGTTTAAATCTCATATCAAATTTGGTACGATAAATATCATCAGCAGTTTTACATATAGCAGCAATTTCTCCTTGACTCATACCACGATATTTAAAATCAATTCTATCTTTACGTTCAAACTTAATATTAACGTTTTTATAACGACTATTATCAATAAGTTTAAATTCATAATAATAATCATTAGTTTTATAAACTTTATAAGGAACACCGTAATACTTAATACCACGAAGTTTACAAGCAGCAGCTTCATCTTCATCATAAAGTTTTTTACCAGCAGCAAGAATTTCTCGTTTCTTTTTATTAGTAGCATTAAAATCAATAACAGGTTTTTTAGAAGTAACTTTCCAACGGTTGCAAACAATATTACCAAGACCACCTGCAACTTGATAAGCATAACCTTCAAGAATACATTTCATAACTCCATAGTTATAAAAACGTTGAACAAGTTTTCTATATTCAGTAATAGTAAGTCTCTTTTTACGTTCTTCAAGTTTAAGACTTTGAGTAACACCGTAAACGTTCTTTTGAACTTGTAGATACTTTAGGAAATTAAGATAAGTAAGACGTTTATGAACATCAGTAGTAACAAACTCAGAAGTACGAGTTTTAGCACGACAAGCATCGAAATCAACAGCATTGATTTCATTGTCGTCACCAATATTATTTATATCAAGATTAAAGAACTCGTTTATAATCGCTTTTTTATTAGCAACAAGTCGATAAAGCCTTTTACGAAGACTAATAAGATTATCATAGTCTTCTTTGTTAATATCATAGGCTTTATTAGCATCCTCTATGAACTTACCATAATAGTACTTAATATCAATATCTGGACGCATAGGTTAACGAGTTAGATTTTCAACAGGTGTTTCATTTCCTTCACGTGCAACATTAAGAAGATTACGTTTAAAAATAATATCCTTAATTTGACCAATCATATCTTCAGGAAGAAGAAATTCATTATCATCAAGTTCTTCACTGTCGTCATAATCAGAATGATGATGTTCTCCAGCAGCTTCAACAGTTTCTTCTTTAATAAGATGAGGATACTCAAAAGGAGATTCGACAGTAATATAATTAACGTTGTCAAGAATATCATTACTATTGCTATAAATATAAAGATATTCATTTATATAGTCGTAACGAAGAATACGACAAAGACCGACAAGTTGATTATAAAATTGAGCAGCATGTTCACGAACGAAAGGAACAGAAAGATTATATACACCAGAAGTACGAATAGATTGAAAAGGAGTATTGTTAATAAGACGAACCGGACGAGGAACTTTATTCTTAGTTCGCTTGATAAGAGGAAGATTTAAATCTTTAGTACCATAAACATCACCATCAGGAACATCTATAAGTTCAAGTCTAAAACGTTGTTCAAGACCTTTGTCAGTATAACCGTGACGTTCATAACTTTGCCGAATAAGTTCATTACGAGTATGAATAATTGCCTGCCGAATATTTCGACGAACTGCAAGGGTATTCGGAGAACCAGCAGCATGAGCAATCTCACTAATTAATTGATTAAGCGTTGCCATAGGACGATTAGGATTAATAATATTAATAATACAAAAATATATTATTAATAATAACTCCAATGATATAAGCAAGACAAAAATAAAACGGTAACATGTTTTCACAACACATTACCGTCTTCAATTAAAGCAACAGGTGTAGCTTTAGTGATTTCTTGAAAGAAACTTATTTTAAACAACTTTTGAAATGGTCAATGTCGGCAGCTTCAAGAACAATATCTTTGTCAATGCCGGGAACTCCAATCTTAATTTTGCCGTTACCAATAGTAACACCACCAAATAAATCGGGATATTCTTTAGTAGCAGCAACAATAAGATTGTCTGTCATTTTACCAAGAAGCGGTTCTATATCAACAGTACCGTCTTCTTTATTATATCTATAACGCATAACAATATTACCTGTATATTTAATATCAAAACCGTCAGTTGAATTTCCAAAACCTTTATAAGCAATATTATATTTTAGTTTTGTATTAGCAGCAATAATTATTTTCTTTTGAGTAGTAGTAACGCCTGTATTATCAATTCTCCATCTTGTAAAATCCTCTGCATAACTTTCAATAACATCATAATTATTAAGTTTTTGTTTTTTAGGACTATACCAAGCAATTATACTCTTTTTAATTGCAGGAGGAATCTTATCTGTATTAGCAATTAAATCTCGCCTTTTGCGGACGAGATTTAAAATAGCTTGAAGAATAATAATTATTATTTTCATAAGCAGCAATTATTCTTTTAATAACTTTGTTTGTTCTTTCAACTCTTGCAAGATTGCTTGCAGAATTATTATAATCTGTTTTATAAGCTTTACGTTTAAATAATTACGCCAGCCCTTCTAAGACTTGCTATAAGTTCATTAATTTTTGTTCCAAGAGCAACGGTATCAGCATCACTTGAAGCATTTGCAACTTCAGGCCCTTGTTTAACTCCACCAATTGAATTGGGAGTAGCAGCAGGCAAATTATATTTAGTATCAGTCCAAGGAACAGCTACATACATTTTACCATCGCTATCAAGAAGAACTGGATAGTTTTTACCATTAGTAGTATATCCAATTTTAACAAGACCAAGAGTTGCATCTGTTGCTTTAGAATAAGTAGTATTAGCAGGAGTTCCCCAACCGCCACTTGCTTGAAGAAAACGTCCTTGGTCACCAGCTTTTGGAGCAGGAACAAGTCCAGCCTTGCCGGCAGTATTCGCAGTTGCTGGAGTCATAACTTCATAAGTAGTATTGTTATCAGTCCAAGGAACGTTAACATAAGCTTTCTTATTTTCATCAAGGGTAACTGGATAATTCTTTCCATTTTGAGTATAACCAGTTTTAATACCGCCAATGTTATCATTAGAAGCAGCAGGAACTCCATCAGCAAAATTGTCTACTATTTCTTCAATGAGTTTACCAATAAGTTGTTTCCGTTTAAGGTCAAGACCAAGACCTTCAACAAATCTCCAAATATTAACTTTTTTAAGTTTGTCCATAACAGCTTTATTAAGATTAAGATGTTTATTAATAATATGTTTTATTCAAACGGCTCGTTTTAAAGCTCGCCACGCTACGCAAACCGTTTAGTGATAGATTAATCATTTCGTGTATTATCTTCTCCTACGAGGCAGGAAAATCGCATCCTCGTGCGTGTCGCAAACAGTTTTTCTATTCCGCAGAACGTATTCGGATATACTTCAACCAAGCATAATGCTCTCTAAGATAAATATAATCTTGATTGTCGTCATTGTTATGAGCTTCTTCTTCAAGACTAACATCATGATAAGCATCGTTTTGTTTAGCATGAAATAAACGAATAATAATATATTCAAGACCATACCATAAATAGAAGAAGATGAACAACATCTCTTTCATCTGTTTAGTATGAATACGTTCGTGATTAATAGTACGCTTAGAAAGATTTTTATTCTTAGTAAAAAGAATACCGAAAAGATTAATTGTTGTATAACTTCTAAAAGGAAAATGACGAGTATGAATAATAATCATAAGTATAGCTATAATAACACCCCGTAGAGGATGCAAACCAAGAGCAACATCATAGCTATCTCTCGATTCCTCTACGGGGCAGGTTCATTATTTATTTTAGAGCATTATCTACTTGCTTATATTTAACTCCAAATCTACGAAGTACTGGAGCGGCTACCCAACTCCAAAATACTGGAGCAAGTATAGCACTATTAACAAGAACAGTAACTTTAACTTCACCTACATCATAATAAACAACACCAAGAAGTAGAATAGAAACAATCAAATAAAGACGTTTATTCCAAGTAGGAACTTTCTTAGCACCATTAAATTCATCATGAGCTTTAATCATAACAAAACAAAGAATGTTACAACAAAGCATATAAGCAAAATCAAAGTTATCAAGAATTTGTCTTATAACAATATCAAGATAATTCATGTTAAGCAATAGATAAAGCAATACAAATAGAAGTAATAATTCCGGCAACGAAAACAGGCAAACCAAAATTACCAGCAGCAAAATAGAAATCGTAGCCTTTCCGCATACATTTAATAATAGCAGTAGCAAAACCAATAAACAGATTAACGAAAATAACTTCCCAACCAACGTTAAAAGTTACACCGAAAATAAGAGCACAAATAAAACCAATAACACCGTAAGTCATTAGATTAATTCTTTCCATAATAATAAAAGTTTTAAGTGGATAAATAATTAATTTAGAAATCAAGTTATTGCAGCTTGTCACTCAACTTTTGCTAAACCGAAAACGAACAATAACCGCTGTTATTAATAATATAAATAAGCCGAGCGACAAGACTAACAATAACTTGATTATGATTGAACAAATGTATTTATAAATATCAAATATAAAAGCAAAATATAATATTTTTATTTAAACAGGCATAGTTAGAACTATCCAACCACCAGCAAAAGATTCTTGTTTGTTAGTAGATTGACTAATATATTCCCATATATTAGAATTATAAACCATTCCGTTAACAAAATGTTCATCAGCATTATCAACCAAAGTAAATTCGGGCAAATCAGCATCCCCATAATTATCTTTACCAGAAGCAACTTTTCTAATAGAAGTATTGATTTGATATTTATCGGTATTATCTCCACAACTAACAGTAAATTGATTAACGGAAGAAGAAAGATTACCAATACATTGTACTTTAAAAGGTTGACATACAATAGTATCTATTAAAGAATTATCAATACAAAATTTAAATGTAGCAGTAGCATCAGTTAAATTAGCAAGAAGAATATCAGTAGAAGAACTATCGCTATAAAGATTAAGAGGAATTATATTCGTTCCCCCCCCCATGATTTCAGTATTACCAATATAAACGCCAGCACCATTGGCACCAGCACGAACATTATTGTTTTCGTAAGCCATATTATATCTATTTAATTATCAAAAATAAAAATCACATCTGCATGTTGTAAAGTTTCATAAGGCAAAGATTGATTATCTTGTTCAATATAATCAGTATCATCAATAGTTCCATTAGTAACATTAAAATAATTATTATTATCTCGATCATATCTATGGCAAAAAAATCTAACATATCTAAGAGCTGGATTTCCTTCAATACCTTCTACGCTATAATTATGCATAGCCATAGCAGCATCGTTTTCCCAATAACCAATAGAAAACCAATCAATCTTCCCAACTTCAACAGTAGTATCACTTGGAACTGCATCTTCTGTAAGTCTATGTAGATTTATATTATAAGAACTAAGATTAGCAATTACTAAAAGAAAATTAAATCCGGTATAATTAGGAGCTACATAGCTAAGATTAGAATAAAGTTTACTCCAATCAAATTCTTTACCAGCAACAAGATTACTACCAACAAAAGCACCAGCATTGGCTTCTTCTACCCTAATCCCCCTCTCATTAATAGTATTTACAAGAGCTACATCATTTTGATTATCCATAACTTTATTTCTTAAACGTTAATAAATAGATTAATCTCGACAAGATTATTGCCGAGATTAATGCGATTGTCTTTATAATAAGCATCTTAATCATCTGTTACAAGATAAGCAGTATTATCTAATTTAGGATTAATGTTAGAATATTCGGTTGAAGTTTTCTTAGTAATAGTACTAATATTGTCGCTATTAACAAGAGAAGCAATAATTACTTTACTTGCAGCAGTATCGTTGTTTACTACAATAGAAATACGATTAGTATATAAATTATTTTCGTCATAATAAGTAATAATAAAATGCAGTTTATAAGAAGTACTATTATTTGCTCTCCAAGCATTTACACAACCTAATTCTACACAATTATTATTAGGATTATCACCAAAATGAAAATAATATCTTACATGATTAGCTAAAATATCAGCTACAACATTCTTAAAATTATCAAGACTACCAAACAAACCAATCACTCGTTGTTCAGCATCAACTCCACTAAGATTTGTGGTATTTAAAAATTTATCAACAGTAGTAGTAATAGTTTTACCATAACCAATCTTATCAGCATAAACTTTTGTGGCAGGATGATAATGTTGCGTAGGAGTATAAGCGGTAGTGTTATTCTTTTTAAGAACATCACTTTCATTTACAAAAATATATTTAGCTGTTAAAGCAGAAGCAGTTCCGCTACTAACAGTAACTCTTATATATTGTGAAGCATTTAGACCAAGCGTTTGAATATCAAGAGTGCTTGTATTATCATCAGTATAAGTAATCATACTTGCAACACAAAGAGCACCGCCCTCAACTCGTATAATAGAATTAGTAGGAGTATTCTTAACAAAATCAAGATATGCAGATTTTCCGCCAAACTTAGCAAAAATATCATCGGAAGCCATACCTTGAGTAATTTCAAGAACTTCACCAGGAAGAACTTTATATGAATTAGCAACAACAGCTTCGTCGACATATTTTTTATGAGCAGGGTTATAATCTCCAGTTACTTCATATTGAGCAGTATTATCACGTAAAATAAAATTCTTATTAGTTTCAGTAACACTTAAATCTGATTTAATAACTATAGTTTGAAAAGCATCTCCAACATATACAATAAGATTAATAGTATCTCCTGAAAGACTACCAAAAGAAACTATCCATCTACCGTCTATATCAACCAATTTAATAGCAATAACTTTACCTGCTTTAACAGCAGCTTTCAAACCATTATAGGCATCTTGACTTATTTTATTTCCATTAATATCAGCAACAAAAGTATAAACTTCTTCAATTTGAGTATAAGCATTCCAAGCTCCATTTTTACGCATATAAGGATTACCATCTTTAGGAGCTTCTTCAATACCACCAGATATTTTAACCCAATCTTCTTGCCTACTATAACTTGTTTTACTTTTAAGTTGCCAAAGTTCTCCGAGTCTATCACCGACTTCAACAGTCATACCATCATAAAGCCAAACTTTATTATTACTATCTTTCCAAGTAGCTTCAAGAAAAAGTTCAGCAAAAGTATTAACTTTTCTACGGGCATCCAACGGAGCTTCTTTACTAAGCTCTATATTACCCGACATATTATAAACACCTCTATCTCTTGCCATATCTATTAGAACATAATGTTAAACGTAGTAGCGCCATTAAAACCGCTATCGTTACGTGTATATTTTTTATAAGCAACATTTTTACCTTGAACTTGAATAGTTTCTTCAGATACGGTAAAGTTGCTAATAGGATAAGCTTCATACTTACCAGACAAAGTATTAAGAACTTCTATACTTGTAACAGTATATTTAGCCGGTATTTTAAAAGTATGTTTATTTGGACCTTCAGCAGCAAATTTAATAGCTTTCATATTATGATTAGCAGTAAGAGCTTCTTTCTCAATAGTATTATTATTTTTAGCATTGGTAAAATAAGGATAAACACCTGTTACTGTATGACTAATAGTATTTGTGGGAATACTACTTGTAAGAGTAACAGCATTCTTAGTTTCTGATTTATGATTAATATTTGTTTTACCAAGATTGCTACAAGCATAATAAGTAGGCATTAAAGCAAATGTGCAACTATGTCTAATACCAATAACATCAGCTTTCACGGTATTAGTTCCTTCAATAGCTTCAAAAGTAACAGTTGGAATTGTAACACTGGCTGGATTTGCATTAGCCGTAGCATTAACAACACTACCGTTGATAGTACGAGATAATTTATAAGTATCTGCACTATTTTGTATATTAGTAGCAGAAACATTTATAGAAGTATTAGAACTATCTTTTGTATTATCGTTAGCTAAAGAATAACCATAAGTAAAACCGCTATACTTTCTATCGTTTGTAGTTTTATTTCCAGCAGCAATGGTAATAGTAGAAACTGTTACAACAGTACCAACTTCAATAAGACCAGATTTATTAATGGTCATAGTTGGAGCAGGAACTGTAGATTTAATAGTACCTTCTGTAAATACAAGATTAGCAGGATATATTTCTTTAGTAAACAAATTCATAAGAACAGTTTGTAAATCATCATCTTTATTTATTTCTGTTATACCAGCTTTATTGAGTAAATCCGAAAGAGGGCCACCAGCAACAGGAATAGTATTAACAACAAATACTTTATCTGTATTTACTTTAGAACTTACATTTCCAATATAACCATTATTTACCCAACCTTTTACGGTATCATAAACATAAACTTCATAAGCTTTATCTGTACCAACACCATAAGCATCTCCTTGATTTGGGTTAGGAACATCTGCTTGAAGTTGTTCAAGACTATCTTTATATCCAAGAATAGTAAAGTTTTTACCATCTTTACCATTAGTACCATTTTTTCCATCTTTACCAGGCGCTCCTTGAGGACCAACGTTACCGGTATCACCTTTATCTCCTTTATCTCCTTTATCTCCCGTATCGCCTTTATCTCCTTTATTGCCTTTAAGATTTTCAAAAGCAAAATTAAATGTACGCTCAAATTCAGTACCACCAATAGTAGCAGTAACAGAAGGAGTTCCTATAGTATCATTTACTGTTGCAGTAATAGATTTAATAGAAGCAGATTTACCATCTACACCATCTTTACCAGGCGCTCCTTGAGGACCGGTATTACCAGTTTTACCAATAACTTTAGAAACATTCCAATGATTCTTAATACCATTAGTAATACTACGAATTGCAATCCAAACAAAATCAGTAGTAGTCTCAACCCAATTATCTGGATTATCATCGGGATTACCAGGATTATTTTCAAGATTACTATATCGAGTTTCAATATATTGATTATGAGTAAGCTGAGCAGGCATGCTCCATTCGGCATCTTGATTACGGCCATCTTCTGTAAAAAGACGTTCAGAATACCAAAGAGTATAATCACAATCATAAGGTTCAGCTTTCCATTCATCCTCTACGGGGGAGGGACTCGAATAACTTCCACCCGTTGGTCTATTAGGATAATTAATATTACAAGTATAAGCTCGACCAAGACGACAAGAAGCAGCAGCTATTTCATAATCAAGCCAATATTCATCATTATCACCCCCCGTAGGGGATACACCAATAGGCACATCTTGCTTACTAAGATAAACATGTCCATTATGCTTAACATAAGTAAGTCTTTCATAAGCTTGTTCCGCATCATAAACTTCAGGAGTTGCAACAGTTGCTATTGCTTTTCCCAAATCTTTCTTTTCTATATCCATGTCTAACAGCGATTAAATTATCATTTTCAAATTCAAAATCAATAGCTTGTTTGTTAGTAGATTTATCAATCTCATGTAGATGCCCAGTTTTGGCATCAAGTTCAAGTTTAACATCGGTTTTATCTTGACAAGGAAGAATATCAAGATAAACATGACCATTATCTTCTATACCGTTTAAACGATATTCATAAAAAATATCATTCTCTTTAAAATAATTATTAATAAAACCAATAATACATTCAAGGAAAAGATTAATTTTCTTAATATCTTCAAAGAAGTAAGCGGCAATAAGAGATTGAAAAAGATTAAGATTATAAACAGCTTTACGAAGTTTATAATTATCTCCATGAGCATTGATAAATATTTTAATCAAATCAGCATAAATACATTTAAGTTCTTTAGGAACATAATGATAAAAGAAATCATAAATAGATTTATCATGCTTATAACTTCTAATAGTACGATATGTAGGGTCATAATTAGTCCATGAAGCAAAAATACTTGTACTGTATCTACCATCGGTACTTTGACACTTTAAAATTAAGTACATCATTTCGGTATCATTACTACCAGTAGTACTTACATATACTTTATGTGTATGAGTATTAAGCTCAGCATTCCAATTATCACAATAAATACCACAAGAACTTATAGTAGTTTTAATTTTACCAACAGTATAATTACTGGTTTGGTCTTCACCGTTTCCATTATTATTTATAACAGTTTTGTTAAGAACTTCTTCTTTAACTAAACGATAATTAGCTTCGGCAGAATCATATCCTGGATAAAATTCCCAACTTATATCTGCATCATCAACATAAAAATCATAAACTGTTTTATAAGTTGCTCTTTGCTGACGTACATTAAGAGTAACAGATGTGCTATTATTAGCTACAAGTCTAACAGTAACAGTACCACTTCTTTCTTGAACATTTGGGTATATCTTATTTTCATCACATTTGATATATCTTTCGTTTTGATTACCAACATGAATCCAATCAGCATTAGAAATAGGTTCCCAACTAAGATTATCTTCAACACTAACAGTTTGTCCATTAACAACTCGTCTATGTTCAGCATGTGTTATTTCAAAATAAATATTGCTATAAGGCTTTGCTTCAAATTCAAAATTAGTTTCTCTTGCTTCAATAAAATATTGGTCTTCAACAGTAGAAGCAGCTTTAGTAATAGTAAGTTTTTCTACATTAGGAGTTCCGGAACTTTGAGTTTGAATAACATCATATTGAATAGATACAGTTTCGTTAGTTTGATTAAGTTCAGAAGTAATATAAATATATTCACCTTGAGGACTTGCAGTAACTCCACCATATTGACTTTCATTAGCATTACCACTTGTTTGAGAAAGATAATAATCAACATTTTCTCTTCCACCCTCTGGACTACCATTAACATATTTCTGTCGATAAGACTCAACAGATATAGTCTTACTATCGGCGGTATTAATAAGAGGAACCTCATTTTCGCCAATAGTCAAATGATAAGTATAAGTAATAGAAGAGCCAGTTTGATTAATTCTAACTTCAAGTGTCTTGCCAGAATTATCTTGTTGAGTATAAAGAATTTTACCACTTCTTTCGCTTTCTCCACTATTAGGAGCAACGGTAATACTATTTGGCAAACCCTCTTGAATAGTTATAAAATCATTACCAGTAACAACAGCACCGGTATAGCCAATAGGAGTTTTAGTTGTAGGTTTACCATTAATATAATATTGTTTATAAGACTGAATATTAAGAATAACATTCTGTCCAGTAGAAGGCGGAGTTAAACTTTCTTGGTCAACACTAAATACATAACTAATTTCTTCTTGAGCAGGATTTTGTCTAATATCTATGATTTCAGACTTATTACTTTCCATTTGTCTAACAATAATACTATCTGTACGAACATTAGTAGTATCATTAGCAGACATATACCATTTCGTTTTATCAGAAGTATTATTTTTAAGAAGCCCTTTATCGGAAATAGCTGTATAAGGAATATCAGTTCTATCTCCTTGAGAAATTCCATTAACATAAGTTTCTTTATAAGACTCAACAGTTAAAGTAACAGGATTGGTTCCGTCGGAATCAATAGTATTAGTATCAACAGTAGCAACAAGTCTATATCGAATTTCTTTATTAAGACTATCTTGATATAAATCAATTTTCTTATTTCCAGAAACACCAACTTCGTCACGCTCAACAATAATAGCAGCAGAACGAATTTCTTCAGTATTAGCTTCGGCACTTACTTGATTGCCGTTGACTTTAAAATAAATACTTGAAGAATAAGCATTATATGGAACATTAATTTTATCTCCGATTACAGAACCTTCGCTATCTACAAGTTCTTTATAAGATTCAACTGTGAAAACTTTAGTACCACCCTCAGCAGGTATTTCAATAGAAGTAGGCTCAACATTGATAGTATAACGATAAGTATAATCGTTTACATCTTGAGTAACTTTACCCTCAAGAATATTGCCACTTTCATATTGAACTAACTTAAATTTAGCAACACGAAGTTTAGATTTATTTTCACGAATAATAAGAGTATTATTTGCGCTGGTATAACCAAGCCAAGTAGCATCTTCAGGATTGTCAAGAACAAAATCATATCCAATACTGAAAATCTCTTCCTTAGTTCCAATAGCAACAATCTTCTGAGATTTAATATTAAAATAAAGAGTTTGTCCAAGACCGTCATCTTGAATATCTAATTGGCTTTCATCATTGGCTTGAAAATTATAGCTTGTTTTAGTATCAGCAAACTTATAATTATCACCAGTACAAGTAACTTCAACTTCACTATCTTCAACATGAATAGTAGAAGTACCAACATTGACATCGGTGTACTTTTTAAGCCCACGAACTACAAAGTCATATATACGATTTGCTTTATCGACATCTTCTCGATAATAGACATAAACAGCATTTTTAAAAAGGTTCCAAAGTTGAATAATGTCTTTATTCTTGTTATTACAAACATTATCACAACCAGCAATAGCAGATACTCCATAATCTATAAGCAAAGATTGGATTTGTCTATAAGTACAAACCCAATCAATAGGAACTTTTATATCATATAAAACAGTATCTTCCATATTCAGAAGTATTAAATATTACATCAATTTTTTCTTTTTCTTTATCGGTAAGAAGAATATCGTAATCAATACAACTACGTATAACATCATAAAAATAAGAACTACCAAAAAGATTGGTAGAAACAAATCCAAGATTTATCTTATCTACATCTTTACAAACAACATTGTTAATATTATTACGAAGTTTATTACTGATACGTTCGAGCCTTTTATCGTTACTCATGGTCGGTATATTTATTGTTAATATAAACTATCCAATCATTAACCTTAACATAAAGAATATTATATATTTGATTAATACGGATTTTTTCTTCCTGACCGTTGTAAATAATACCAAGTATATTATTAAGACAATCTTCTTTCCATTCTTCTTTTAGGAATAAAGAAATCGGACGACCATCAATATCATATTGAGAAAGATTATGATAAACTTTATAATATTCGGCATTAATAGTTTGTTTGATATTAGCGACAACAAGATTCTTATTAAGGTCGATATTATTGTTTATAATAATGTTTCTACAAAGATGAGCAATTCTTGATTGAAAATTGGAAAACGAAAGTTCGATTACAATCTTACTTTTCTCGACATCTTTACGAAGAGCATCTTGAAAAAGTTTATCAAGAATAGTATTAAGTCTTACAACGTTATTACTAACTTCTTTAATAGAATTAGCCATTTCAATCATAGGCTTTTGTTGGTCTTTATGACGAAAATAATCAATTCCTTTGATAACAATAGTATAAAGAATAAAAACACAACTTGATATTACAACAGCAGTAACAGAATAGTTTTTAAGACTTTGGTTAACAAAGTCCATAACGGGCGTGAGTTCGGTCATGGGTATTAAACAATAAAAGCCACTATTACCATAAATACTTATAGTAACAGTGGCTTTGCGCATTATACAAATTATTTGCTTACTATGTTAGGCAGCAAGTGCAGCCAATATTTTGTCGATAGTCGCAATAGCGGCAGTACCAGTAGGTACAGCTATTTGTACAATTTGATTAATACTCTGGTCAACTGTCTTCATTTCACGAGGTTCGGCAAAACGAATTGTATAAACAGTAAATCCAGCATCGGCGGAATCATCTTGAGCCAAAGGATTAAGCGGGAAGTCCGGATAAATCAGCTCACCAGCGTCTTGGTAAGTATATTCGATACCAGCATCGGCAGCAGCTTTAATAGCCAAATCAGTAATATACTTAGCGTCTGCAACAGCGGCAGTAGCATGTGTCTGAGTAACAGCAGTTCCGAATAAATCATCGCCAAGTGTCAGCTCATAATCAACACCTTTTTCTTTGGCAGTAACCGTAACTTTACCAGCGGAAGCAGCAGCGGTAACACCAGCACCAACGTTTGCCGTAATCTGCGAAGCTAATGCAGAAGCAATAGTGTCAACGGTATCGGCAGCCTTTGCGCGGACAGTAGCAGTCCATTTGTTACGTTCATTAAAACCAACTCCTTTCTTTACAACAACAACAGTATAATCACTTCCTGCTACAACATCAGCAATAGTAAAATTACCAGTGTATTGAGTAGAGGCGGCATAAACCATTTTGGAATAAGAGAAGTTATTCTTATAAATAGGAACAACAAGTTTACCGCCTTTGGCATCGGATTTACCAAGATAAATATAACCTTTGTCCTTAATCTTAGTACCGTCACTGTCAAGAGTTTCAACTCCAGAAACAAGAGCTACGAAAGCAAATTGACCAACGGCAAGACTTGTAAGAGCAGTAGGATAATCAATGCTCTTACCTAAAAGAAATTGCCTCATAATTAATAATATTTTAATTTACTTTTTGTTCATTAGGACGAGTAAAAGTCTGTTTATAATACTGAACAGCAAGTTCAATTATTTCTTGAATAAGATAATCAGGCATATCACAATTTACATTGTTAGCAGGATTTTCTTCATCAAGTCTAACTTTATTAGGCGTCTTAATATAATTGTAAACAAGAATATTAGGAACAGCCTTAGAACTACCGTTATATATTTCAACATTCAGTTTCTCATCAATAGAAACAGCAACACAAACAGGGTGTTGTTTGGTAGCACGATTGCAATAATCTCGAAGTGTTCTTTGAAGATATTCAGCTTCAATAATACGGCAATCGTAAAGAGCATTGTCACCAGCATAACCAATAGCAAAACGAGTATAAAACATTACTTCGCTATTATCGACCTTAGCAAGAAAAGGATGAAGCTCAGTACCACCCCCTGTAAGGGATGAGCCTGATACTTCTCCTTTCTTAGCAAGATTACGCAGAGCATTAAGTTGAGAAATGTCAGCGTTAGCTCTAACAATTAAATCATTAACAGTTTGAGCATTCTCTGCAACGATATTTCGAGTTTTGGTTATAATGGCAAAATTAAGACAAATATCAACATCTTCTGGAAAAATAGCACGAACAGTTTGCAGCCCCATGCGTTGAGCAACTTCTCTGAACGTGACGTGCATCTGTTCTATATCCATAACTTAAACAAGTTTTAGTTGATTTTCGTAAGCGGCAACAGTAGCTTCATTTTCAGCGTTCTTGAACCAAGCAGTAGCCTCTTTCATATTAGCTCCAATAAAATCACCATTAGCAGAAACAATGTTTTGACTATGCGGATGTCTAATCAGAATACCGTAAGCAACAAGACGTTCAATCAGAGATTTAACGGAAATGCTGCGGTCGGTATAAAGCTCATTAAACTTAGCAGGTTCTTTCTGGCTAAAATAGTCAAGATTTTCTTGTTTAACAAGGTCGTCTTCGGCAAGTGACGGAATGATAGGTTTATTCTTCAATACACAGTACTGAACATAAACATCTTCAAATGCTTTGTCATTACCGATAAGAGTAACAAAGTTACGCTTAGCATTGTTGAGTTCAAGACGTTGCTTAGCTTTAAGCTCGTTTTCCTTTTGTTCGTCTTTAAAATAAAAACGAATATGCTCTTTGTTAATAAGAGAGTGGTCTTTAGCAACATCAGAATATAACAAGCAATGACGATAAAGAAGATAATCAGCTACATTTTCCGGACTACCATATTGCCATTTAGTTGATTCAAGAGCGTTAAGTTTAACAATTCTATTCTCAATGGCACGTTTAAGAGCGATAGCATCACCGCGCTTAACTTGAGCAAATTCAGTTTCAATAGCTTCTTCTTTTTTCTTGAAAGCAAGATAATCTTTAAAATGATTATAATGGAAAGTAAGATTAAGACGAAGACCAAGCTTGTCAACTTTAACCTGAAAATTATTCAGATATTCTTTAACACGTCTAACGAAATTTTGGTCGTTAGGAGAAACACCAATAAGATTAGGAAAGTAAGCTTCAAGTTCACCTTTGTTGGCACAAAGAGCATTTGAACTTCTAATACAGCTACCAATATATTCGTTACGTTCAGCAAGTTCTTTATCATTAACTCTGCGATACAAAGAATAATTAGAAGCAAGAGCTATAACCATATAACGAATATCAACATAAGCAGCATCAGCTTCTTCTTGTTTTCTTTCTACCATAGTGGCAGTTGGTTTCTCTTTATCTACTGTTTCAGTAGGAGCAGCAGGAGCAGTGTTTTCCTGTTTATTTGCAGCACCACCAGCATTAAGTATTGTAGGCATATCTTTTACTGTTTAACGATTAATTATAATTTACATTGCAACAAGAACATCTTCGTCGTGTTGTTTACCTGCAATCCCATGCTACCCTTAATCTCGTAACGAGACATATCAATTTCAGTAGCAGCACGATTAGAAGTAGCAACACCCCAAGAAGCAGGTATCGGAGTCATACCCTCAATAACCTTAGCAATATATTCTTGTCCTTTCTGACGAACAATGCGAACGTTACGTTCACCTTTGTATGTAGAGAAATCAATAAAGCAAGCTTGATGAGAAGTAATAGGCAGACCTGTACGAGGATGAATTTGTCCATTAGCTTTAGCAGCTTCGGCAATAGTACCCTTATCGAAGAAAGAGCAATGTTTAACAGTAATAATATGTCCGTCCGGAGTAATGTATTTATTGAAATACTTACCGTAAGCAAGAGCATTACCGTTATCCATAATCTTCTTTTCACCGAGAGGAGTAATAAAACCTTTGCTCATAGCTTCGTTCTCAATAGCATGTTGGAAGTCTTGAATAAAACCCTTACCAGCCATAAGAACAATCTCCATTGTACCATCATCGGTATCTTTATTAAGAACGTCACCAACAGTTCTTTCCAACTTTGTCAACGTCAAGAACTCACCGTAAGTATCATAGTTACTTTCACGGCAAATTTCAAGCATACCAGCAGTACGAGGAATAGGCTTACCATTATCACGGTCTTTAAGTTTAATAGTACCGTCTGGCAGTCTGTTATAGGTCGATAACCACAGCCGTTCTTCGTTCATTACTCTCATGTTCAAGTTGAATTGGCGCATTTCTTCGGAAATCCAAAGATTAGTAGTACCACCACTTTCTCCTTGTTGGAACTCATATTTAGTAACAACATTAGAAATATTACCAGCAACTTCTTTAGAGAAACGGAAGAACTCAAGCTGAGAAGTCATCTTACCTGGCCCCATAGTATTACTACGATTACCTTTAGAATAAGATTCTGAAACGGTAGGAGCAGCAAGAGACCAATAAGTTCCTTTAGCTAAATTATCAAGGTCGCAGAAAGCAGTCGGGTCGGGATTAACAGGAGCCAAAATATAACCATAACCATAAGCAGATTCACCAAGGTCTTTCTGAATACGATATTGAGTTCCATCTGGAGCAATCAAACCATACTGTTCAATAAACCAATGAGTAGCAAAATGTACTTCAAATTCAGCACCACCAAGACCAGGTTTAGAGTTGGAAGTATTGAAATAAGTAACATAATCAATAAACTTCATGCGTCCCATAGTCTTCCAAGTCCATTGTACAGTAGCAACGCTATCAGTACCTTTTGCACCTTGACCCTCAGTCATAAAAGTAAGAGGGAAACGGTCGTCATCAAGACCATAGTTGTAAGTCAAAAACGCATTAATTTCAACTGGACTTTGAAGCATAAGATTAGCAACACTTTCTTCGTTGCTATATCCTCTATCATCATAACGCCCAGTTTCAAGAACTCGCATTGTGTACATAATGAATAATTTTATTTAGTTATTAACTATAACCAAGAGCAGAAGCTATATTACCAGCAACACTCTTTGGTTTCGGTGGAGTAACTCTAATAGTAGCAGTTTGTTTTGCGGCAGCTGCCTTAAGACGAAGATTTTTCGTTTCTTTATTAGTAACAGCCAAATCGACAAGATTAGAATAACTTCCGCCTGTAAAAGTAAGATAAGCACGAAGCAAATCGTCTTGAAGTTGTTCCTTTGCATCACGAGCAGCCAAATCTCTTTCATAACGACTATAACCTTTATCATCAACTTGATAAAGATAATTAAAGAAATCATTAGGAGTAGCTGCAATTTGTTTGCCGTTCTTATTAATAATGATAGTATCAGGTATTTTATAACCTGCAATCTCTTTACTATCAACAACAGCTTTAACACCGTTCCAATAATCGGCTTCTGCTTTACGCTCAGCTTCAAGTCTGGCTTGAGCTTCTTTAGCTTGCTGCTCTTTAAGAGCGGCATCGGCTTGTTGAAGTCCAGCCAATTCACTTTTAGCAACATCTAAAAGAGCGTTAGTATCTTTCAGATACTTAATGTAAGCATCAACATCACCGTGACGTTTATTTTCTTTGTAGGCTTCACGAATAATAGCTTCTTGTTGTGCAATATTATTTTCGTCAATAGTAATAGAACTTCTGTCTTTAACTTCTCCAAATCCACGAGCATCGTTACCGTTAGCTACGTAATAATTCAGAAAGTCAGCAACAATAGGATATTTATCAAGAAGAGTTTGAACTCCAGCTTGAGCAATTTCTTGCTTCTGTAATTCAATAACTTCGTTGACATATTGAGCAATACCCTCAGGAGTATTATCAAAAGTAATCGGTTTATCGTTCTCATCAGTAACTTCAACACCAACAGCTTTGATAATTGAATTAACATCAATAGGAGTTTCTTTATTCTCGTCAACTTCAAATTGAGCAAGATATTCTTTAACTTCTGCGGCTTCTTTAAAAATCTTATTATCTTTGTCAACAAGGTTACCCTCACTATCAACAGTATAAGATTCTTCGCCAATAGAAATGACAGTACCAGCAACTAAATTGCCAAATTTATCATCGGCAGGTTTATTGTTATCATCACCAGGTTTATTACCGTCGGCAGGTTGATTATCTTCAGCATTATCCGCTGGTTTATCAGATGGCTTATCAGCAGGTTTCTTATCATCTCCAAGACCAGTAGTCTGACCAGTAGGGTCATCTACTACTTTACCTGTTTCTAAATCTGTAATTGGTTCTTGTGGTTCATTACTACCACTTCCGCCAAAACCAAAATCAATCTTAGGCATAACTTTATCTTTTATTGGATTAATATTACAAGACAAAAGTATAATATATATAATATGGTGTTCAGCAGGTTTATCCTCTACAGGGGAGATTGGTTGCTATATTTCTGCTGTTAAAAATCGCATCAGAAGCGCATCTACGCTTGTAGCCGTTATCCACATTGAACAATTTTATCGAAAATGATTAATCTATACGCTTTCATATAAGCATGGCATAGTGGGCTTTAAAATGCGTCTGTTAGTAAACAATATTTACAAATCTAATTTATCTCATTAAGAACAAGAGCATTATAAACAAAAACGCCGCTACTACTCTCACGAGCAATAACGGCACATTCTACAAAACACACTTTAGAAAAGATTATTTTTTATCATATTTATTTTTATTAGCTTTGGCAATTTTATATTGAGTATCAGCTTTATAAATATCTGTAGCTGCTTTAAGTTGTTGAGCTTTAGCATCATTGGCAATCTTTTGCCGTTCATTCATTACTTTTTCACGCTCAATATTATTCTTAGCAACATTAGCAGCATTAGTCACAACAAGGGATGCAGCAGAGTCACCCCCCGTAGAGGATAGCGTAGCTTTCACAGCCTCAATTTGACTATCAAGATATTTTTCAAGACTAAGAGTTTGTCTATCTTGCTCTCCTTGCGCTTGTATCTTATCAAGTTCATATTGTTGTAAAGCCTGAGCATTCTGAGCATCAAGTTGCTTCATGTGTTCTTCATGCTGACGATTAAGTTCTTGGAACTTATTAATAGCCTTTTTAATCTCTGCTGCATTATCTCCATCAATAGCAGCGGCAGCCATAGCAGCATCACCGTTTTGTGCAGCACTAAACGCAAACTGTTTATACTGATTAAGTTTATCTCTTTCTTTAGCAGAAAGTTTAGGCATAATTACATAATCAGCATAAAGATGAGAATTAACGTCAAGACTAAAATATTTAAGCTGTCCATTGTTCTTATCTTTATAAGAAGTTTGTAGACCGTCAACCCAAGCAAGTTTAGAATAATCTAAATCACGCTGATAATCATGGGCACGCATGTGGTCAAACATAAACTCAACAATAACACTACCCATAGAACCACGAATAATAGCTTGTTCAGTAACTCCTTTACCAGCACTATTAGCAATTTCGCCATAACGTTGAGGAGTCATATCAACTTTATTCATAGCAGCTTGTTCGTTTTCAGCAAGAAGTTGTCCAAGTTGAGTAATATAATCAGAAGTCTGACTATTAAGCATACGAGTTTGTTGAGCTTTAAGCATACCTTGGTCATCTTCATCATCAATATAAAGAACACCGTCGGCAGCCATACGATAAATAGTATCCTCAGGAACTTTACCAAGAAGAGAACGAGCAATCATAAGCACGTTCAACTTGTTCTTTGCAATAGCCATTTCTCTGTGATAAGCAACAATATTACCAAAGACTTGGTAAGGAAGAACTATATCAATAATGCTGAAACGACCAAAACCAGGAAGAAGCTCCATAATACCATTATAAGGCAGCTTACCGTTACGATTATAAGCAATAGGACGACATTTATAAGGATAAACAGCATTGTTTCGAGTACCTATTCTATCGGCTTCAAAAACTTGCGGTTCCCAAATCCATTCAATGTTAATATCACCAGCTTCGATATTAAGTTTATAATCTTCATCAACAACTCTTTCACCAATAATACCACCAGCTTGATATGTAAGAATACCTTTCTTAACTTGTCCACGCCAAACTACATGCCAAACTTCAATAAGATTGGTATTGAAATCACGAACCATAAGCGGCTCGCTTTTAAAATACTCACGTTCCTTGTCGCTAAATTTAGCACAACGGTCTGGATAACGTTGTCTATAATTATCCCAATAAAGAAGTCCTTTATCGTCTTGAGAAATATTACGACCATTAATATAATAAGTATCAAGATATTCCTTGTCTTTATCATCAAGCATATCATAATATTCATCAATAATTTGTTGAAGCGTCATCATACGACGTTCGGCAAACATATCATAATCTTCAACAAGAACGTTATCGTTAGGAACAGGAAAAGCATCTCTATTAGAAACAACCCGTTTAATAATTTGATTTCCTTTTACTTCGGTATAAGTATAAACTCTACCAAAAGCAACCCATTCAAAATATGCACGAGCATATAAAGCGGCAGCATCAGTCAAATCATCAATAACGGCAAGAATCTCTTGTCCTTGGGCAGACATATCATCAATATAATCTTCATTGAACTTCTTAACAAAAGCTTCAATATCAAAATTATCTTGAGGATTAAATTGTTCGGGTTGTCCACCTTGTTGTACAAATGCTTGATAATTCTGTTGAATACGTTCAGCTATCTTAACTTGAACAATCTGCATAAGTTCTTGACGAAGCTTGGCATCACGAGAAAGAACTACTTCGGGATTATTAGCCCCTACAATAAAGTCATGCGGATTTTGAATATATTCTCCAACATATCTACGAATAACTCCGTTAACAATATCGTAATTGCGCATAGTAGCTGGAAAACGAGTATATTCTTTTTTCTCAGCATTATAAGGATTAAGAGTTTTCTTATAAAATTCAGGATTAATCTCCCCTTTAAGGAAAGCATATTTATGTTCAACTTCATCATCACGAGCAATACTTTTGCCAGCAGCAATAACATAATCGCAACAATTGGCATAGTATTCAAACTTATTCCGTTCGGCAGCACTAACACGCTGCTTAGGAAAATTAAAATTATTACTAAAATACATATTCATATAAAGTTTAATTTAACAATAAGCAGCGTATCTACTATAAACATAAAGAGTATTAGTTAAACACTCAAGACGAATACAAAAATATTCATTACAAAAAAGATAAGTACTAAGTTCTTCCATATTAATACCAATTACGTTTCCAAAACTTTTCTGCTGCATCTTGACTTTCAAGAAGTTTCTTTCTATTACTATTCTCACCTTGAGCTTTAATATCAAGAGATTTATTATAAATAGCTATAAGAAGCATTTCAGAAACACGGTCAAAGTTACCAACAGGATTCCATTTTTTAAGTTCAAGAATATCTTGATAACAAGGAATACGAGTAAAAAGATAAATAGGTTTACCCTCTTCATCTTTACCTATTTCTGTATAAAGAAACTCTTTAAACAAACGAAGAGCATCAAGCTTCTTTTGTCCATCTGTAATATTATAACCATAAGATTTACTAACAGCACCTTTTAAAGTAGTGTCCCATACAAAGAGAGGTTCAAAAGCAAGATAACGAGTAGCTTTCCATTTGCTAAAATTGGAAACAGTTTCACCGCGGTTAACCTCAACAATACCAGTTCTTACACAATTATAATAACGACAAAGTTGATAAAAAATTCTATCAGCTTCTTCAAGTTTATTAGGACGTCCATAATAAGCAGCACAACATTTTAGTTTATAACCATTTCTTGCAGATGGCATTTCCCAAACATGAATACTATTATGAGAATGTTTATCGGTAATTTCTTTAGCATCTTTATTAATACCAACTGGGTCATAAGTGGCAGCATAAGTACCCTCTGGAATTTCTTTAACTTCACGGTCGTCTATATATCGAATATCATATTGAGGATGAAACCAAATACGAATACAACCATGAGGATGTTCATTTCCTTTACGGGGTACACCTTGTATCCAATCGTAAACAACAGCATCAGGATTTTCTTCTTTAATACGTTTATTAGATTTAAAAACAAGACTGCTACCTTTCTCTTCAAATTGACCATCAACATAAAAGTTATAAACACTGTCTGTACGAAGACGTTCTTCATAGTTAACAAGTTCTTCACTTGTAAAGAGATTTTCAGTAGCACTACTAAAACTTTCGGCAGGAAAAAGAGCACGTTGACCACAATAATTAATAAACTTAGCAAAAGTCTTAGTTTTAGCTTTCATATCTTCACGAGCACGCATAGCAACTTTAAGACCAATATCGAGATTACTATTACCATTTTCATCAACAGCTGGAACTCCATCTATACTCCCTTCAAGACCCCAACAATAAGATTTAAAGAAACCGCAAATCTCATTACGAGCATCTTTATCCCAAACATTTTCAAAAGGCATAAAATTAAATTCACCGGGAGCATAAAAGTTTTCTTCAAAGACTTGCATGTTAGTAGCAGTAGCTGTTCCCCAAGCAACAAGAAAACCAGTAGTAATATCACCAACTGTCATAGCAGGTTCAGTCACAGTCATAAACTCATTGAAATTCTGCATTGTAGAAAGCTCTTCTACATTAATACCAACAGCATCTTTACCAATAGCACAGTCTGGATTGTTATTAGCAGAAACAGAAATAAGAGAACTTTGCCAACTATCTTCAGATTCTACTCCATTAGGAAGTCTAAATCCAAGACGAAAGTCTTCAGCACTACTACTATAAATACCACGCTTAAACATAGTCTTTTCTTCATAAAAACGAAGAGTATTAAGAGCAAAGTCAGTAAGACCACCTTTCTTAGTAAGATATTTATTATCAGCAGCAACGTTAATAAATACTTTATGTTTACGAAGATTTATAGCATTAGCAGCACGTGCAGCATTCATATAAGAAAAACCACCACGACGAGTCTTTACAATAATAAGATGAAAACCATTATTCTTAGCAAACTCATAAACAGCATGTGTCCAAAACTGAGCATCAACAAAACGAGGAAAAGCAAATTTCTTTTCACCAGTAGCTATACGACCAGAAGCATTAATACTCGCATCATCGGTACGCTCCATACGAGTATAATTAAGAAAATTATAATAATCACCGCTTATATGAACATCTTCAATAGAACCATCCGGATTTTGCCATATAGGAGCACTAAAACCATTCTTTCTACGGTCTGCTTCACGCTTACGAAGCTGTCTATAAGGAATACTATCTTCTTTAAAATTAGTATATTTATTTCCATTGGCTTCAAAATAATCAGCCATTTCTGTAAGTAGATGAACATTAACAAACTTACCTGGCTTAATATTCATAATAAAACCACCACTGTCGCCAATACGGAAATGATTATAAGGGTCATAATAACCTTTTTCAGAAGCAAGCGGATAACGGCTTTTATCTTCTTCTATAAACGTTTTAAAAGGATATTTTTCAGCAGCCATATCTTTATTTGACTAATAACAATACAAGAAAAGCTGATGCGAAAGCACCAGCTACACCACCAATAATCTTAGTCTTTTTCTTGGACTTATCAAGATTACGTTCTAAATTTTGTCTTGCAATTTCAGAAGCAGAAGCATATCGCTTCATTTCTTCATAACTATTACTAAGAATTTCTATTTTCTTATCTTTAAGATTAATCATACTGTCTTTGAGAACTATAACAGCAGCATCAATTTTAGTTTTAGTCATTATAGCATTTGCAGTACGTAAATCATTAATAGCCACTTTAACACTATCCCTTGCTTCAACCCCCCGTAGAGGATGAGCCAATAAGCTCGTAGAATTTAGCAACAGTTGTACTATCATCAAGATTGAGAACATTATCAATAACTTCCTTTTCATAAGTATTATAATTTATAATTGTACTATCAAGATGTTTAATAGAAAGTTCAACGGAGTCAATCCGAACCTTATTAACAACAGTATCAGGGAAACCATTTATTAGCTGAAACGAACATTCTGCACCTGACTTATTAAACAACAAAATTGTTATTAATAAATTAATTAACGCTATAATTAATACAATTATTACAAGCTTCTTCATAACTCCGTTGAATTTATTATTTAATAGCTACAAGTTTATTTAAAAGGTCAAGCGACCATTTACCGGTTTCTCTAAGGTCAAGCACACGTTGAGCAAATTTAATAGCAGCAGTCTGACCTTGATTAACAGCAGTATCAAACATTTGCTCAGCAACAAGTTGACTTGGAACATCATCGAGTTCAAAACAATCCCAATACTTGTCTTTATAAAGGTCTTGAACTTTCTTTTCAAGTTCGAGAGTCTTTTTAAGAATACCCTTAAAAGTAGTAGGATGAGCTTTCTTAATAGCATCAATAGAAATCCAACCGTCCCAATTAGGATTAGCTCTACGAGATATTCCTTTGTAAGTTTCGCCACCAGCATCATCAGGGTCGAAACAATAGCCGCCCTCAGCAGCTTCAATCTTTTTATAAGCAGTTTTAAAATCAGCCATAATTTAAGGTAATTTATTATCGGGAAAAGTAAAATACCAATCTTTAACTCTAAACTGTAAACGACCAGCTTTAGCATTACGTCTACAACAAGTAAGTATTTGACTATTTACAGTTCCACATACTTGGTTACATTCAAAAAGACTACGAAAGACATCAACTTTGGTTTCGTCATAAATACTTATACGAACAATCTTAGTCGAAGTTCCTTGTTTATTCACATACGGCATTGGTAACAAAATATTTATCGGGATAAACAATCTTATTATAAAGGTCTATTGCTTCTCTTTGACAATATTCATAATCATCGTTATCTGTTTCAATAAAAGATTTTATAGTAATCCAAAATCCACAATAACGAACTTGAACTTTATAAACATGAACAAAATAAGAATACGTTCCATATCCCATATCGAGTACTTCTGTATCTCGATATTCGGCAACTCTATGAGCACCTGTATCTTTAATAACTTTAATAAGTTTCATAACATCAAGAAATATAAATATCAATAATATCGTTTACAAGAGCAACTAAATTGAAACCACTACAACCAGTATAATAACCATTACGATAAACTCTATAATAATAACTAATATTTATTTTAGAACCATAATATATACCAGTATTTTTAATAGTTTCAATACGATAATCATCGCCGTTTATATAAGCACGTTTATTATTAATAAGAGCATCTCTAAACTTTTCTTTATCAGCAGTACTACTCATTCAATACTCTGTTTAACCAACCTCTAAGGTATTTAATATTGTTACCTTTAGCTGCAATTGCATTATAATGGCGAATACGTTCCAACTTGTATTTAGCAACAAAAAGCTCAGCACTAATAGTAGTATCAGCTTTATAAGCATTAAGACTGTCTTGAGTTCTACGAAGTTGTTCAGTAAGATTAACAATAGTTATACTATCTGTGGAACTCCCCCGTAGAGAGATGTACTTGATAATAGGCTCTGGATTTTTATCATAAAGAGCAGCTCCAGAAAGTACACCAAGTATAATACCAATAACTAAACCAATAATAGTATTTTTCATAATCCAAGAGTAAAATTACGTTTAACATCTTGAGCTTTAAGTTTAGCTTTTCTATCAGCTAAAATAAGTTCAATTTCTTTTTCTCTATAAGGAAGAGTATAAAAAGTTATCTTCTCTGTTGGATTCTCTTTAATATGATAAAGTCCATCAGGAAAACGTTTAGGCATTCCATACTCATTAAGTTCAAAATCACAATCAATATGAGCAAGCCAAAGTCCTCGAATTTCAAGACCTGTTATAAGATTAACAGCTTTAGCATACATGCTCAATTGAAGATTATAAATACTTCCATTGCAATGAGGAAGATTATTAACCGGCGGAAGAAGAGTTTCTTTTTTCTCTACCCATTCATTAGTCATTTGAGCAGGTTTCTGTTTCTTATCTTTACGATAATAGCCAGACGTGAATAGAAGCCCTGACCGATTGCTTTTCCAATCTCCAATTACAGCTTTATTCTCCCATTCATTTACAAGAAGAACATCAATTGTTCCGCTTATCAAATAGTCTATCAAGAACATTCCAATCTCAGCATAAATTTTATAACCAAGACTAACATATTTGTCGAAGACTTCATAAAGATTGTCATATTTATAATCAGTAGCTTCTTTAAATTCTTCTATATTAAGAAGTTTATAATTAGCATTAATAGAACTCAAATCAGCAACAGTAATCATTTCTCCGTCACCGTCACGATTAAGATATTGTATAGCTTGTTTAAATTTACTTGCTCCTTTAATACCGTCTTCAAGTCCATTATGAACATTACTTCCTCGTTCACAGGCTTCTTTAGTAATAGTATCCCATTGTTCTTTAAGCTTAGCTTCACTAATACCAAGTTCTTTAGATTTACGGCGAAGCCAATAAGCCTTATCGAACTCAGGTTTATAAAGATGCAATATAGTAGTAGTACTTATATAATCATTACCAAGAGTATCATTATATTTATGCTCTTCTTCATGAAAAATAAGTTTAATACCATTATAACGTTTATCAATCTTCATAATATCATGTTAATCTTCTTCAACCATACTGCTAACAACTTTAACACCACCACGTGCTGTTCGAGTTTCTTCTTCATAAGCAGCTTCTTCTTCTGCTTTCTTAAGAGCAGTAATAAGATTCGGTAAATCAGTTATACGTTTATTTATCTTATCCATATAATCAATAAATATACCAGTGTCTTCGGCAGATAATCCACTTTGAAGTTTATCGTTAAGCTGTTCATTAATTATATTGGATGAAACAGTGATATTACGAATAGCTTTTTGAAGAGATTCAACAGCTTCGCCAGCAATACCACATCGTTGGGAATGATAACGCTTAATAAGCTTCTCAACTAAAAGGTCAGGTGTATAAGTAGTAGGAAGGTCAAAATTTTCACGAGCACGTTGAAGAGCTTCACTACGACTAAGACCTTGACTAAGACAAGGGCCTTTAGGGTCAGCAAGATAATAAATAACACCAACTTCTTTAATATACATTTCTTTATTCTTAGAAGTATCTCTAACAAAAAGAAGACGTACATCTTTATCAAGAAGTTGAGTAATGCTTGGAGCAGCAGGCATTCCTGTCTTATCAATAGTAAGTAACTGGTCAATCAGAATAGGCTTCGACATAAGCATCATTAAGTTCTTGATTAAACTCTACAACATGAAGGTCTTTATGAAGATAAATATAAAAATTAGCATAAGACACTCCATGCTTTTTAGCAAGCTTAACCCAAAGTTTATAATTCTTGTTTCTATTTTCTTTTTCAATACGACGTTGAAGTTCGGTATTATTAATCTCAAATTTCTTCTGTTTAATAAGATTGTCACGAAACTCTTTATATTCTTCTTCGGGAAGAGTTTCACGAGCTTCTTTTAGTTCATGGTAAGAAGCAACAATACTTTTACGAAGAAGATTACGTTGTGCAACTCCAATATAAGGAATATCAACAGCTAATTCTTTAAGAAATTGTTTAGATGCTTCGTGCTCTAAATTCTTAATAATAGCACGAGTAAGAAGTCTTTCTTCATCATTGGCAAAATCAATATCTTTAAGAACGTTCTCGTAATCTTTATAAACTAAAACATAATCCTCACCTAAATCAACTCCGTCAAGAATATTATCAAGTTTTTCTTCAATCATATTATTAACTTTAGTGAGATAAAAAAAATAAAGCCGCCAACAAGAATATCAAAAACAATATCTGTTAGCGGCTTGGGATTTATTTAAACGCAGGAAAAAGGTTTAATTAAGATTACTCTTATCGTGTTCAACTTTAGTACAAGCAATATTAGCATCTTGTGAATAAGAAGCCTTAATATCGCAAAGAGGAACAATCTTAAATTCAACAAAGAAAACATCAGGAGCAGACATTTTAGCTTCGTGTGCGCCAAGAGATTTTCCGCCATTAAAGAAAGAACCATTCATAATAGCTTTAGAAAGCTCGCTATCGTTAAGACAATATTCGCAAATAGCACCAAAACAAATAGCGTTATTACGAAGTGATAAATGAGTTCCACGTTCAATAGAAGAAGCATCAACAACAGCAATGTCAGCAACAGCAAACGGAACTTTAGATTCATTGTCTTGAATTTTAGCAATAAGAGGAACAACTTCTTTAGTTCCATTGTTACCGTTCTTGAAATCAGAAAGAATACTGAAAAGTCTATCTTTATAACAGATAGCAATAACAGCATAATTGTTAGGTATCTTTACATCGTTAAGAAGAGCCTTAAAGTATCTTTCATCAATTTCAGAAATAGCAGTAGGAACTTCAATAGCATACGGCTTTAAATCGCTTTTAATTCGTATCATAAATAATTTATTTAGTTAAACAATCAATACCAGCGTCACCGACTTTCATTTTACTTTTCTTATTAACAGGCTTTTTATTATTACGAGAACCGGGAACATAGTCGGCTTTATATTCATCTCGTCTAACAGCCTTAATCTTATCAACAATATTATCCATACTTATTTTGTTTCTGCAAGTATAAACATTATCTTTAATAAGAGCCAATTTATTAAACTATTTTTAACAATTTTTTCTAAGCCTATTTCCAGCCTCATTAAGCGATTCTTTATCAAAATAATAGGATAGCTTATTTTTCAAATTATCATGTCGTGACGGGCAAATCTGAAAGCGTAGCAGGCTGTTATCAGCCCGTTCTCCTATACCCAAAATCGCTCCAACAAGCGCACGTGCTAAGCAGCTTTATTATCAATAATAAGAGCAAGAGATATAACAGTAACAGGAACAAGAAACGGAGTAGCAGATACAGGCGCATTCACACCCCGTAGAGGATTCAGCTATGCAATGCTTAACGCAGCTTTAATAACAGGAATAATAAGAGCTTTAATAGTTTTAATAGCATTAGAAACAATAGCAGCTTTAATATCAAGACCAACTCGTAGTTCAATCCTCTACGGGGTGTGAGTGCGGCAATATCATCAATAACGTCAAGATTGGTAGAAACGTCTATATCGTGATAACTACATTATATAATATAAAAATAATGCTTACGAACATGCTCCGGTTATTGATTATATGTATATATACTATATATTATATATAATAAGAGAAAAATATAAATACTTAATAATCAGCTATTTATGTTTAAAAAATAGTACACAACTATTGTACTAAAGTTGCCTATTTTTCGCTAACTTTAGTACAAAAAATGTACTATAATATGGAGTATTTTAAAGCTAATAGAGCTGTTCTCGAACATGCTCTCTTTGAGGATGAGAGTAATCCTTCTATTATTCTTCCTATGCCTAACAAAATTGCCTCTAATGCTACTGGAGAATATCTTGTTGCTACTGCTGGCAATTATGATATTATTAAAAAACGTAGTGTTCTTCATAATCATCTTCTTATTAATCACGATATTATGAGTTATATGGTTGATTTTAATGTTATAGAGCGTGCTATGATTGCTTATATTTCTAAAACTATTCGTTATCAATCTAATGTTGTTCCTCTTTCTCCTGAAATACTTGCTGGTAGACTTAATCGTATTAAAGTTTATCCAAGAGAATTTTATCCTGCTATTGCTCATCTTACTAATCTTAATATTATAAATCGTATTGAATATAATGGTCTTTATTGTGTTAATCCTCTTTATATATTTAAAGGTAGTATAGAACGTTTTATTGAAGTTTATGATACTTATATTGGCGGAACTGAACAAGTTTCTGTTAATGGTCGTATAATGTGTAATACTTTTGTTATTGGAAGAAAGGTTGGTAAAGACTATCATTATAGTGTTTATAAAAATAAAGATAGTGCTCTTAAAAAGATTAAGATTAATAAAGCTCAATTTAAAGCCGAAGAAGAACCTATTGATGTTACTCCTAAACCTGTTTCCAAACCTGTTATAAGAGATAATAACGGTAAAAAGATAAAGTTTAATTTTAGAAAGATTGATAAATGATAGTAACGCTGGTCTTGATAAGGCTGGCGTTTTTTATTGTGTTAAAGATAAGAATTGACGAGATGATGAGGCTAATAAAGCTGATAAAGTAAAGAGAGTTTAATAAGATGCAAGATATGATTAAGTTACAGAAGTTAAAAGAGATACAAAAGAAGATGAGAAAATAATAGGCTTCTTAATATTGGTAAGAAAGTTAATGAGAATGAACTTCTTTGTAATAGGCTAAATTTTTATATGAGAGAGTGTGACGATGTTAATAGGAATAATAAAGATGATATTTGTAAGGCTGTTAATAGGAAAGATGGTCTTAGTGGATAGGTTAAATTTTATGCAAGTGAGTGTGGAAGCGAAGGTACTGGGTATGAACCCCCGGTGCTTGCGCTTCGACTTGACACCCCCGTCATTGTTTATTGGGACTATATTATTCTTGATAGACTTGTTGATTATATTTTTAGAGAAGTTTTTACTACAACTAACAAAACTCCTAAGCTCCGAGTTCTCATTCATCAGCATCTAAATATCTCGACAACGAACAAAAGATTTGTTGTCGTCAAGCGCAGGTTATCAGTCCTTACCACGCTTGCCAATATTAAAGGGCTTAATCTAACAAATTTATTTATTATGCCAACAGCAAACAAAATTGCGGCTAAACAAGCCGAAGAAGCTGCAAAGAAAGCAGCAGAAGAAGCTGCAAAGAAAGCAGCAGAAGAAGCTGCAAACAATGGTGGTGCAGATGAAAATCTTTCTGCAAGTGCTAAAACACGTGAGCAAATTATTGCCGAAATGAAAGCCAACGACGCAAACTTTATTGCTCGTGTTACTATCAACGGTATTAATGCTTCCGAACGTGTTGCCGAAAATGGACACGAGTACAACAACTTAATGTTGTTGCTTAACAAGCCCATAAAAGCAAGTATTTCACAGAAAGACGGTAGCCGGCAAATGGGCTTTACGCAGTCGCTGCAAGTGTCCGAATATCAACTTACGGCATTGATGCGCAGGCATCCGTTCTACGGACGCTTTGTTGCTATGGTGGAAAACGCAATCGCTGCGGGAATGCCAGAGCCGTTTTTCTGCGGAATGGAAATACAGATATTAGCGGAGTTTGTACCTGCTGGTGCTGTTGCTTCTAATCCGTTTACTCGTAACGCCAATGAATACGGCGTCAAAGACTATGATAGATATATTTATCATGTTATCGAAGTTTACGAGCCTACCGACGCCATGTTATTAGAGGAATACCGAGCTATGGCTATCGAGTTGCGCAAAATGATGCTCGACGAAATCAAAGCCGCTAAAGCTGCCAAAGTGCAACGGGCTTCCTTGCTTGCTTCGATTGCTTCCAGTAGTGACAATCCGTTTTAATGTAATTGGGCAGGGTGTAATACTCTGCCCTTTTATTGTTTTACCTCTTAATATTATTGGTTATGAAGTTATTTAAACAAATTATACTTTGGGTGTTTATCATCAATTTCACATTGTTGGGCTTAATCTTCCTTGTTATGCTCTCCGAAAATCTGCCTAATCTTGAAACAAAACAAATGTTTGGGCTTATTTTTGTTTCTGGTGTTCTTCTTACTGCTGCATGGTGTCTTAATAGATGCCGAAAAGAATTGCAATAGCTTGTTGCTCGTGCTCCTCGTGGGCATGGGCAAGCTATACAGGCTGGAAATTCTCATTCATCAGCAGCTAAATATCTTGGCAAACGATTGTGACCTATCTGATAAGCATGTCCATTATCTTCATGCTCTGCATTCAGATGATTGTGAACAATCTGATAAGCTTAATATTACTAATCATTAAACTCTTACTACAATGAACAAAGAAACATTTATCTATCTTGACGGTCATACCGAACATCATGAAGTTGACGATAATGCTGTTTATCATCATGTGACTGATGACAATCGTCTTAACTATCGTATTGATGTTAATGATGCTACATTTGAATGGCATAATAATACTTGGATGCAAGTTGCAGATAATGCTTAAGCTAAAGAAGTCATTATTGATGCAAAGTTTAGTGACTTAGATACGTCACTGGGAGAGCATGCAATATGCTTCTAGTGACTTATCCACGTCACTCGATTTGCGGTTAAATTGTTGATATATAGCATATTATAAATTGTAAGCAGAATCTTTATACATATATAAATATACATATCAATAATAATATTGTCAATAATAGCAAGATTGACGCAAACATATCTTATATTTGCATTGTTATTTCAAATATGTATGTTTAATGTAAAATTTAAGTCAAATGCCTAAAGTTAATTTCACTAAGACCCGTAAAGCTGCTTATAAAGAAGCTAATGTTCGCAGTATTAAAAAGAATGAAGAAATCATTTGTAATATTGTTCCTACTGCTTTTGCTGTTAACAAAGAACATGTTCAAAAAGATATTATTGTTGATTATCTTAATCGTACAACTATTACTTTTGATAGAATTAAAAGAGAAAAAAGTTTTATTCAAACTTCTTATCATTGGAATTATTGTTTAATAAATATAAGTGCTCAAGCTCTTTGTATAGTTGGCAGCATTCTTGATAATCTTAAAGCCAATAGTAATATTGTTGATATTAGCAATAATAAATATGCTGTATCTAATTCTCGTAATTATTATCGAGGTGTTGTTGAGCTTGAGAAACATAATCTTATTAGACTTACTAATAAAAAACATATTGTTATTATTAATCATAATGATATTTTTCTTGGTAATTTTAATAGATTTTGTGAACTTTATAATGATATTTATGGTGACATGGAAGTTGCTGTTGATGGTCGTGGTCGTATAATCCTTTAAATTAATAAATATGAAAGATATATTAAATAAAGCTCTTGCTGCTAATGCTAACACGGATGCTGTTGCTAAAGTTATTGACGCTGTTGTTAATACTCCTCGTCAAGATGTTCAACCTAAGACTGATAAAGAAACTACTATTAAACGTAGTCTTGCTGTTGAGGAAGCTCTTGCTAAAAGATATAAAGCTCTTCAATATGCTGTTGCGGATGTAATCGCCAATGCTGTTTATGGTCATATTGCTATTGCTCAAGCTGCTGATGATATTATTAAGCTTGTTACTGCTGGAAGAATAATTGATATTGAAGATTATATTTGGAGTGCTAAAACTGTTCATAAGCTTGATGATGATGCCGATAGTGTAGCTAATGCTAATGCTAATCATATAGTTAATGTTGATGCTGCGGGTAAAGGTAAGGATAAGAGTGATAGAAGAGTGTTTAGAAAGGATGCTAATGGAAGAATATTTGAGCTTAGAGGTGTTAATAATGATGCTCCTGATGAGCTTTATTAAGATTATGATGCCGATTAAGAGTATTAAATTTGGAACATAAGAATGATGTATTTGGATATGATTGTATAGTTGTTGATGAAATTTGGAATATTGGAGATGTAATTGAAGATGTAAGTGATGCTGTTGGTCTGGCTGTACTTCCCTTTCCCACCCCTCTCTTTTCCCATTCCTTTCTTTATCACCAAACTTATCCTCTCTTCTACCTTTTCTTATTTCTCCTTTTATATTCTTATTCTCATCTTCTCTTTTAGCTTGCCTAATATCTTCTCTTATATCTCTTCTCTCATCGCCATTAGCTCGTCTATTCACATCTCTTTTCGCCTTCCCATTAAGCGCCTTACCTGTACCTTGTGTACAAAAGCTAACCTTAGCTTCTTTAACTCGTCCATTATTAGGCGCACTACGAGCTGCTATTGGCATTAAATATAGCTTTATTAGCTTCATTACGTTCATCTTGATTAGGCTTAGCCTCAATAAGAGCCTCATCGAGCCTTATTATTAGCTTCAATAAGATTAGCTTTATTAGTTTGATTATCTTCATTAATAGCATTCGCTATAAGATTATAATTAACATCGTTATATTTATCTTTGTTATTATAATTTTTGTAGTCTTGCTACGAATAAGATTTATTCTACTGATACTAAGCATTTAGATGATTGTCGCTAATACTATTACCAATACTGGTAACAATTTAATAAATAATTTCCTATATTGTTTTGGTCGTATAAATATAGTTTCTATATTTGTCACCATGATAATAAAATCAATAATAATATTAATCTTTTAAAACTTACTGTTATGGAAGAAAATGTTCCTACCAATGAAGCTGCTGTTGTTACAGCCACTGCTCCTGTTAATCAACCAAGTAACAAACAAGACAGAAAAACTGTTATTCCTAAAGGTGTTCCTGAAAGCACTGCTAAGATTGCTGCTTTTCTTAATTTCAATTGCGATATTCGTCGGCATACTGCTAAGAATATTATTGCAGCTGCAAGAGAAAGTGGTCTTGTTAAACAAGATAGCAAATGCTATGTGAATTTCCTTTGGAATAAGTTCCAGCTTAAAGAAAATGGTCTTAATAAAGAATTTCTTTATACAGAAGCTTTCTTTATCCGTTCTTTCACTAAGAGTTTCGAGGATATAGCTCGTGATGCTGGAGTTGTTCTTGAAAACTTCTTTGTTGATAACGATATTCACGGTGAAGATATTCTTAGTAATAACAATTAACGAATAGTTTGTTCACCTGCCCCGTAGAGGATAACCTAAGCTGAATAACCTGCTTTATTTCATTCTCAATTTGATAATGTTATTCTTTATCGGGGCAGTATTCTAATTGCTTCTATTTATGGAAATAGTTTATATTCCACCTCAAAAAGAAGATAATAATGTCGCTGGCGTTACTATTGATGCCGAACTTGTTAATACTGATTTAGATAACAGTTCTGAATATAATGGAATTATGCCAGATGATACTCCTTATAGTAACGATTTTGGTTTTTATGATTAAATTAAAAATTATATTATTATGAAAAAAGAAGATGCTAAGAAACTTGCTTTTGCTATTGCTTGTGAAATGATTGGCTGCAATGGTGATTGTGATAATTGTGATAAAGACAATGTTGAAAGAAGACGTCAAGAACTTATTAACAAGTTTAATGATAAAGCTGCCGATTGTCTTGAACTTGCTAAATCTTTTAAAGAAACTACTCTTGCTGAACAAAGAGAACTTATCTTTGATAAAGGTAAACATTTCGATGTTCTTGAACGAGTTCTTGCTATTCATGAAATTATTGATTTTGCCAGAGATATTGAACTCGGTGCTTTCAAAAATCTTCTCGATGCTTTCAATATCTATCATAAACTTATCAAGAATTGGAATGATAATATCAATCATATTGTTAAAGATGATTTAAAAGTTCTTGAGAATATTTATTGGGACAGATTTATTGCTCTTGAAGAAAATAAAGAAAGAACCGATACAAATATTGACCTTTCTGGTATTTCCGAAGAAGATTTGAAAGTCGAACTTGCTCGTAGAGCTAAAAAATAACAATCTGTTCGTACATATATTTCTACATGGATTTGTAGCCTTATTGTTCGTGAGAATAGTAATGCTTGTAAAACTTAATTTCTAAATGATTGACTTACTATTGCAGTTCGTGAGAATAGCAATAGTTCTATTTATTTTGTGCATTTAGTTAGATAGTGTTTGTTTTTATTAATGTTTGTCATAGTGCAGAAGCGTCTGCAATTTTAGTTATTCTTTTTTAAGTCAACATTATTTTATCTTTATCTTGGTACTACGGTTCGTGAGAATAGTAGTATTTTTAATAATCATCATTCTATGAATAACAATATGCCGTACATTGAATTCGCCGTTAATGGTCATGCTTGAACCATTGGCGTAGAAAATGTATTGTATTTTCCATGTATTTTTAAATTAAAACAACTAATAGTACAGTTCGTGAGAATAGTGCTATTATTCTTTCTCTAACTGATGATGGCGAATTGAAGCCGAAACAATGAAGCTCTTGCATCCTCTACGGGGTGTGATTGCGGCTAAATAGGTTCTTGTTAATTTTTATTTAGTTCATTGTCTTAGAGTTTAAAAGGTTAGTTATAACAATGCTACTTGTGTTGAATGTGAACCTATGTTTACAAATCTGTTTTGTCATAGTGCCAGTACCGTTCGTGAGAATAGTGCTGGCTTTTTTGTTATTGCTAATTATTATTTACTTAATAAATATACTTATGGAACAAACTATTTCTAATCCCAAATTCTTATTGTCATTAATAGTAATATTGCTATTTTTGACTATGATTGCGTTTACGTTTATACGTTATTTATGTAAAGTTGTTGCTCATCTTAAATATTGTTCAGAGATTGCTTATCAGCATATTGAACAACTTAAGAAATGGCAAGAAGAAGACCGTAGTTTAATGGTTAAGATTGTTGCTAACGGTAAGGATATTATCGAGTTTAACAATAAACTTATCAAAGATAATGAAAATCTTCGTAAAACTCCTGAACAAAAATCTAAATAACTATGGATAATATTGAAGAAATTATTGATGCTGATGTTAGAGATAAAGCTGTTGAAGATATGGCTGCTTATAAAGTCGGCGATGTTGTTTGGGTAATACCCGAAAAACGTTTTGGAATTATCGAAGACCGTAGTCTTGCTAAAGATGCCAATAAAGTTCTTTATCGTGTTCGTACCGCTCCGCAGTTAGTGATAAGCTGCATTTCGGAGAAGTGCTTAAGCAGACCGCCACACATTCGTAGATAGGCTTCTTTTGCCCGTCATGCGATTTTCTATATCGAAATGATTAATCTATCATTCTCGAATAAAAGTCGTGTGACGAGGCTGTAAATGCGTTATTTTCTTATTATATAATAAAATTATTTTGCTATGATTAATTATACAAATCCAGATAGAGAACGTTTTGTTAATATTGCTGCTATGGCTTTGTTTAACGTTCCTGCAAATGAAGAAGTTACAGTTGTTGATATTATTGATAAACTACGTTCTCATTATCAGATAATTGTTGCCGCTGATTATTATCCAAATATTTGTTGTTATTATCCTTATATTCGTACTACACAATATGTACCAAAACGTATTAGCAACAAAGCCTTGGTTAATCATCTTGCCGAGATGAAACCTAATATTTGTGTTATTCCATTTGATGCTTTTGGAAAATGTATATCGCATGCTATATTTCTTGCTTTTGCTTATCTTGTTTATACTAAAACAAATGACGATGCTCTTTTAAATAAGATTCTTGATAATAATGCTAATGATATTTATGTTGTTAAGCATTTCATGGATGTTGATATTATACCTATTAAGAATTTTATTACTTCTGTTCTTACACATGTAGATTTGCAACAGGCCATTGATGTTTATATTAAATAACTTGCTATTATGTTTGGATTTAGTAATGATTGTAAGAAAGACATTAAGATTAATATTATGCTTAATGCTCTTATGGAAGATAATACTGATGATATAGAGAAAATTGTTGCTTTCTTTCATGGTAATTTTGGTATTTGGTGTCATGCTGATAAAAAAGATAATTATTATAATCTTGTTATTCATATTTCAGGAGATAAAAAAACTGAGCATATAGTAGTTAATGGTGTTTATTATATCACTAAAGTAAATGCTTTGATAAATGGAGTTAAGATTATTCTTGCTTATATTTATTATCTCTGTGCTTTTACTCCTGATGATGCTTATAAAATTGTTGACAATAATTCTTTTTATGTTAAAGCCATAAAATGTATTAAATGTGCAGCCAATAGCGTTAACGTTAGAATGAAAGATAGATTTGATAATTATCATCTTACTAAAATTGATTGTGATTTTCCTGCTCTTGTTGAATCTTTAAATTTTTAATATTATGATGAAACTATATTCCTCTACGAACGATGCAAGTGTTGTTATTATTGTTCTTGGTAAAACAGAAGAAAATTGTCAAAAAGCTGCTACTCGTTATTTTGTTAACAACCATATCAAAGGTGCTGCTGTTCCTATTGACCTTGTTAAGTCTACTTATTCTGTTGAAGAAGAATCTACTATTATTTCTTTTAACGTTAGTAAAGTATGAGATGGCAAATAAAGTTTTGGATTAAAGCTGCAATTATAATTATTATTAGTATTGTGTTTATTATGCATATTATGTCTTCTTTTAGTGTTGTTTTAAATTCTTTTGGTTCTTCTGTTGTTTCTTGTGTGTCTTGTGTGGTTATGTATTTTCTGCTTCTGAATATTGTTATGTCGTTGTTTGGTTTAATGTTTAGTTGTGATTCAAGATACGAGCAGATATAATAATATTGGTCAAAATTCATATCATATATTTTATATGCTAATACATAATCTGATCCTTGTTGTTGTGCAATTTCTACTTCCTTAAAGTATTCACTATGTTTAAATTTGTGTGTTTTTAATGGGTGTAGGTTGCTTTCTAATATTCTCTTTACTGTTGTCTGGTTTACTGTTTGAGGGTTTTTCATGTTGTATCCTTTAATTTTCATGGTGCGATGCTCCTTTTTTTATTAAGAGGCGTTGGGAAACCCTCTCAATAGTATCATAAGCTCAGCAACAAAACTCGCTCAGCAGACCATAACCGTTAATCGATACCGCAACATGGGCAAAGACCAGAAAGTATTATTCCACGAAACCGTTTTCGGTCCAATCCACTCACGTCGCCTCGGCGTGTCATTAGGCATTAACCTGTTGCCCAACGACGGCAAGGTGTGCTCCTTCGACTGTCTCTATTGCGAAGCCGGATACAACCGTCAGGGCACCGGCACCACCGGTATGCCGCAGTCATTGGCCGTGGCACGCGAGCTCGAAGCCAAACTCAAGAAAATGGCCGAAGACAACGAGCTGCCCGACTATATCACCTTCTCAGGCAACGGCGAACCCACCATGCATCCCCAGTTTGAGGACATCGTAAAAGACACGGTGCGGTTGCGCGACAAATATGCGCCGAAAGCCAAGATTGCCGTCCTCACCAACGCCACGCGTCTCAACAGCCGCTGGGTAGTGCGTGCCCTCGGCATGGTCGACGAGAACATCCTCAAGCTCGACTCAGCCGTACGTCCCACGCAGGTGCTCATCAACCGACCGTCGTCGCGCCGCGACCATTGCAACCATATCATCGACAACCTGAAGCAGTTTCGCAACGTGGGCATCATACAGACCATGTTAGTGCGGGGGAATTACCTGTCGCACATCGTCGACAACACCACGGAGAACGAGATAGCGCACCTGATAGAGGCTTACCGCGAGATCAGTCCGCGGCGGATACAGATTTACAGCATAGACCGCTCCACGCCGTGCGAGCACCTTAAGGCGGTGCCCCGCGAGGACCTGCAGCAGATCGCCGAGCGCATCACCCGCGAGACCGGCATCGAGGTGCAGGTTGTGTAGAAGCCGCTGTGGCTTTTGCTTACGCCTTTTAGCTGCTTTAGCTTTTTTAGCTAAGGTAGCTTTTTTAATGGCCGCGAATATAGAGCAGGCGCAGGCTTTAGCCGCGAATATCATCGGGCGCAGGCTTTAGCCGCGTATCTTCCGTCGTTTAAGCGCTCGCTGTGCTTGGCTTGGCTTAGTTGCGCCCATACTCCCACACGGAGGGCCTCAATCTGAAGAGCCGGGCCAGAAACAGGTCTTCGGGCGGTTGCAGCGTGCTGGGCACTCCCGGCGTTAGGTTGCGGGCCTCCAAGGCCGGCGTTTTCGCTGTGTCCTTTTGCATAAACTCCCTGATCGCATCATTGCGCCCCCGCTTGTATGCCTCCGCCTCCCCTTGGGTAGCTTGGATAGCTTCTTTAGCTTGGGTAGCTTGGGTAGCTTCTTTAGCTTCTGCCGCAGGCTCCGGGCTCTCTGCTTGGTTAGCTTCTGCCTCAGCCTCAGCCTCAGCCCCTGCCTGGTTAGCTTCAGCCGCGCTCTCTTCAGCTTGGTTAGCTTCTGCCGCAGGCTCCGGGCTCTCAGCCTCCGCGCCCTCCGCGCCGCTGCCCTCTGCGCCCCCCTTAAGCTCCTTAAGCTCCTTAAGCTCCTTAAATTCCTTAAGCTCCTTATTCGCGCCCGCGCCCTCAGCGCCAATTTTCTCTGTTGCTTTCATATTCTCTAAGTGTTATCTGAATTAATCTGCTGCAAAGTTAATATCTTTTTCAGTTTTATGCAAATATATTTTCAGGTAATTTTTCAGGCAAATCTGAATCCTCCCGAGTTTTCAGCCACTTAGCTTTTTCACGTTAACTTTCTTTAACTCTTTTACCCCGTTAATTTTTGTTACCACTATTGATTTCGCCCCCTTTTTT